ACCGTACGCGGTTCAAGGTCGTGCGGTGTGGTCGGCGCTGGGGCAAGACGTTCTTCGGGGGGCATGAGTACGCTACTCGGGTGCTCACGCCTTCCCTGTTCGATCCCACGAAGCCATCGATGGGGTGGGTGGTCGGACCTAACTACACCGATGCGGAGAAAGAGTTCCGGATCATCTACGATGATTTGCGCAAGATCGGGGTAGACAAGGACGCTATCAAGTTTCAGAAGAACAGCGATAGCGGAGCGCTGCACATCATCACGTCTTGGGGTGCCGAGGTCGTTGGTAAGTCTGCCCAGCATCCGGATCGGCTGGTTGGTGAAGGCCTTGACTGGGTGCTGATGGTGGAGGCTGGACGCCACAAGCGACAAACCTGGGGGCAGTACATCCGGCCTGCGCTATCGGATAGGCGAGGCGAGGCGGTGTTCTCTGGGGTGCCAGAGGGCAAGTCCGAGAACTCGTTGCTGTACGCCCTGTACGAGCGCGGGCAGTCGTCTCGGTTCGCCTCGTGGGGATCGTGGAAGCGCCCTTCGTGGACTAACGACATTGTCTTCCCGACTGGGCGGCAGGATCCGGAAATCCTTGAAGCCGAGGAGGACCTGACCAAGGACGAGTTCGATAGGCAGTACGGGGCGGAGTTCACTGATAAGACTGGCGTCGTCATGAAGGAATACGACGACGATATCCACCTCGGTGACTTCGACTACGACCCGTCCTGGGCTACCTACATGGCTGTCGACTATGGATTTACTAACCCCTTCGTGGTGCTGTTCATCCAGGTCTCGCCCTTCGGAGATATCCGAGTGCTCCGGGAGTTCCGGCGTCAAGAACTAGACACCATCGAGGTCTGTGCCGATCTCAAACAGGAATACCCTGGTCTGGTGCGCGTCACGTCTATGCTGTACCCGGATCCTGCCGAGCCGGACGACACGCGCACGATGGTCCGAGAGCTCAGGGTTCCGGCGAACAAGAACACCGGTGGTGAGATCAAGGTTCGCCTATCGCACATACGGCGATCATTGAAGGTCAAGAACACCCACTTGCCCGAGGGCGATCCCGAGCGCCGACCGACCCTTATGATTGATCGAACTCATTGCACCACTTTGGCCTGGGAGATGCGAGAAGCATATCGCTGGCCCGAGCACAAGTCTGAGCAAAGGTCCGATTCTGAGAATCCCCTCGACAAAGACAATCACGGAGTCGAGGCATTGGGACGGTTCTTCCGTGGTTACTTCGGTAAGTCCGCTACCGGTGGGGGTTCTTTCGTCTCCACTGCGAACATGAACGGTTGAGGTGAGCGATGGCAGGCGAGTTCACGCCGTACACCACGGGTGCGGAGTTCTTCGGGCAGAAGCCCAGTTGGATTCCTGACCCGCTGGACGTTCTGCGTATCCAGTCCTACCAGGCATACGAAGAGATGTACTGGAACGTCCCTGACACGTTCAAGGTCTCGCTCCGGGGAACCAACACCCTGCCCATCTACATCCCGGCTACCCGGACCATCGTGGACACCACGAACCGGTACTACGGCTCGGACTTCCGCCCCGTCGTGAGTGGAACCGCTGCGGCTACTGTGGCGGGTGCTCAGCTGGCCCTGGCGGACTTCATGAAGCGGGAGAAGTTCCGCTCAAAGTTCAACGGGTACAAGCGATACGGGCTGATCCAGGGCGACGCGATCTGGCACCTGACGGCGGACGAGACGAAGCCGGTCGGTAAGCGCTTGCGCATCACTGCGCTGGACCCGGCTATGTACTTCCCGATCACGGACGACGACGACGTAGACCGGATCGTGGGTGTTCACCTGGTGGAGACGATCTCCACTACGGACGGTCCTCGCATCCGGCGGCTGACATATCGCAAGGTTCCTTCGGCCACTGGTGAGACCCAGATCACTGTCGAGGAAGGCATCTTCAAGACCGACAAGTGGGGAGGGCCGGATGCTAAGCCGGAGACGGTAATCCGGCCGGTAACCGCTATGCCTGACGACATCCACTCTATCCCGGTGTACCACACCAAGAACACGGAGGAGCCGGGTAATCCCTTCGGCAGTTCCGAGGTCCGAGGACTCGAGCGGATCATGGGTGCGATGAACCAGGCCGTGAGCGATGAATCCCTGGCGCTCGCGATGATGGGAATCGGTATGTACGCTACCGATGCGTCTCACCCGATCGACCCCGTTACCCGACAGCCGGTGCCCTGGAAGATGGGCCCTGGGCGTGTGGTCCACCACGATGGTAGCAAGTTCGACAAGGTAGCCGGGGTGGGTAACCTGGCCGAGTCCTATGGCGAGCACTACCGTCGACTGTGGGAGGCGCTGCGTCAGTCATCGTCCACTCCGGATGTGGCTATCGGATCGGTAGACGTACAGGTCGCGTCCTCGGGTATCGCCCTGGCGTTGCAGATGTCTCCGATGCTCGCGAAGGCGGGTGAGAAGAACGACCTGTTGCTGGACACTCACAACCAGTTGTTCTACGACATCCTCACCATGTGGATGCCCGCTTACGAGGAGACGACGTTCGATCAGGTCACGGTGGATTGCTTCGTATCGGCAGGCGTTCCGATCAACCGTGAGGAGCGGTTCGCCGAGCTGAACGACATGTTCGATCGAGGCGTGATCGACACGGAGTACTACCGGACCGAGGTCAAGAAGTTGGGGTACGTGTTCCCGGAGGGGATCGGCGTACGAGCCGAGGCGGAGTACCGGGCACGTAACGCTTCCGACTTCGGTGCGCGACTGAACGAAGAGACCGACGATGGCTCAGCCGAGTCCGAGTGAGTTCCAGCCGTATCGACGGGTGCAGGGCCAGGCTGAGCGTGACCTGGGCCGCATCTTGGAGATCACGGCTCGGCTAATCAAGCGGCGCATTGCTCGCATGGCTGCCGGAGTGGGCGGCGAGGTTCGTGCTTCTCAGCTTAGCCTGACCCTGGCAGCGATTCGCAAGCTAGAGCGTGAACTGTGGCGGGGCGCGATCGGCCCACTCATCATCCAGCGCATCGAGGATGCCCAGAAGGCCGGTGAGAGCGCCGTAGAGGCGTTAACACGGGTTGCGTACGCATCCCTGTCGGAACAGGCCGCTGATGAGCTTGTGCGGTCTCTGAGGCTGTCCGCTGCATCGGGTATCAAGTCGGACGCTGCCCGGCGTAAGCGAGAGCTGTCAGCGCGGGTGTACCGGCAGGAATCCCTTTCGATGGGCAAGATAGAGGACATCATCCGGTCAGGGCTGGTCGCTAACCTCTCCGCTCGAGAGCTGGCAGACGAGGTGTATAAGCACGTCAGTCCGACAGCGCCGGGAGGGCAGTCCTACTCCGCTATGCGGCTGGCTCGGACCGAGATCAACAATGCCTTTCATGAGCGGCAGGTTGCGGGTGCCACACGCCCTGGCGTTATGGGAGTGGAGTGGAACCTGTCGGGCTCTCACAAGGTGCCTGACGAGTGCAACCAGTACGCTGCCGAGAGCCCGTATCCGCCTGACGACATCCCGGATAAGCCACATCCGAACTGCTTCTGTTACCTGACCTACGTGACGATGCCGCGTCAGAAGTTCAAGGAAGCCTTGGAGGCCGGTAAGTTTGACGACGAGATTGCTCGGCGCACCAGGGCGAACATGGCTCGGCTTGGTCGAGTTTCATAACTGATAAGATCGTCGTCATATCCAGTTCTACGAGGGAGAAGACAATGAGTCTGGGACTCATCAAGCCGGGCATCGGTTCTGCGAACCTGGCCGGTAAGCTGCACCCGAAGACCAAGGAAGAACTGCAGCCGATCGGATACGTGAACGGCAAGGCGGTGTGGCCCGTCATCGGTGCGGCGTCAGACGACGAGGACGATCCCGACTTCACCGGTGAGGGCGGGTCTGACGACGACGAAGAAGACGACGAGGAAGACGAGGACGATAAGTCCAAGCGATCCACGTCCGGCAAGGGAAAGCACTCCAAGGACGACGATGACGAGGACGAAGAGGAAGAGGACAAGCGTCCCACTCGTCCGGAGCGTCAGGCAGCGCGATACCGCGTACAGCTTCGCGAGGCGGAGAAGCGGGAGGCGGCGCTGGCGCAGCGGCTGAAAGCGATCGAGGACAAGGACAAGGCGCCCGACGAGATCGCTGAGCGGGACAAGTCCGAGGCGGAGCGGAAGGCTGCGGCCCTCGCCGAGAAGAACCGATCGCTCACCATCGAGAACGCCTTCTTCAAGGCGAACGATGTCAACTGGGTGGACCCGGCTGACGCTCTCCGGCTCGTGGATCTCGATGATGTCGAGGTTGACGATGATGGTACGGTTGACACCAAAGCACTTCGCTCAGCACTGCGTGACTTGGCGAAGCGCAAGCCTCACCTCGTCAAGCCGAAGCCCAGGGCGGAGGACGACGATTCGGACGACGATCAGGGATCGTCTGCCCCCCGCATGAATGGTCGGCGTAAGGGCGCTGGAAAGACCCCTTCTCGGGAAGATCTCGCGAAGCGGTTCCCGGTTCTCGGTCGGCTGTAATTCACTCCCCGAAGGTCTGTGGCCTACGGATCAACGCACCACAATGGCTACGTTCCCATACAACGAAGGGAGTGAACGTGAGCCGGTATGACAAGTATGACCCGCGAGACGGTGGATTTCGTGCGCCGCTGAATGCGGCATGGAATGCCACCTCCGGGCCCTCGGGCGTGTCTGACCTCGACCGAATCCTGGTCGTGTCGCTCAACGGTTCCGGTCGTGTCGTGAAGGCCACCTCGGCTGCTGCGGCTGTCGGAGTCGTCGTCCTGACCCGAGCGATGGCTGCGGGCGAGGTCGTGGACGTGATGACCGATGGTGAGATCGTCGAGCTGAGCACCACGGACACCCAGGGCGCCGTCGCTGTCACGGCGGGGACCAAGTACTACCTGGACGTGACCCAGGGCCGACTGACCTCCACTGCTCCGACTCCGGCCGGTACTAACGGCTTCTACGTCGGTACCACTGTGGAAGCGGGACGACTCGTCGTCCGGACGGGAAGCGTGCAGGCATGAGTACTTCAACCATGCGTCGCTTCTGGACGCCGGACATGGTCATCCCCGCTCACCTCGCCACCACCCCCAAGCGGGGCATGGAACTGGTGGACCTCCGGTCCCTCGGTATCCTCCCGGCGGGTGTCGGTGCGGCCAACCGGCAGGGTACTCACGTCGCGGCTGATGTCGTCACGCAGACGGCGGACGGCACGGACCTGAACTCGGTGTGGTCCGACTTCATGTCGCTCCTCAACGTGGTCAACGATCAGCGTCAGGCGCTGATCAACTTCCTGACCTTCGGCGTCGGTACTCCGACCGAGCTGGTTACTCAGCCGGGTCAGGGCGTCGACTTCGAGGAGGCCTCCGAGTTCGGAGAGCCGGTCGGATCTCGGATCGCTCCGGCGTACTTCAACCTGGGTTACACCTTCAAGTGGTACGACCTCGCTGCCCGGTACACCTGGCAGTACCTCGCGGACGCTACGGACGCGATGGTCAACTCTGTCGCTAACGCGGCGGTGGAGGCGTACTACCGGAAGCTCCTCACGGAGGTTCTGAAGACGGTCTTCAACCCGACGAACCTGACGGCGTCTATCCGAGGCAACTCGTACAACGTCTACAAGTTCTACAACGCGGACGGCACGGTTCCTCCGACGTACAAGAACAACACGTTCACGGGGAGCCACACGCACTACAAGAACTCCGGCGCGGATAACGTGCTGGAAGCGCAGGACCTCGACACGATGGTCATCGATGACTTCGCGTCGCACGGCTACGACCAGCTCGGCGGCTACCGTCTGGTGGTCATGGTCAACACGGTGGTGGGCAACCAGATCCGGAACTTCCGGTCTGCGGTCAACACTGCGCAGCCGGTCGCGGGCAACTACGGTCGCTACGACTTCATTCCTGCGCAGGGCCAGCCGGGTCAGATCATCCCGGCAACCACCCAGGTCATCGGTGCGTCTCCGGTGGCGAACTCGCTGGACGGCCTGAACGTCATCGGCTCCTACGGTCCCCTGACCGTGGTGCAGGACGACTGGCTGCCCACGACTCACCTCTTCGCCTTCGCTACCGGGGGCAAGGACAACCTGAACAACCCGATCGGCCTGCGCGAGCACGCGAATGCGTCCCTGCGTGGTCTGCGTCTGGTCAAGGGTCGGAACGCGGACTACCCGCTGATCGACTCGTTCTGGGCGGCTGGCTTCGGTACCGGTGTCCGGCAGCGTGGAGGCGGCATCGTCATGGCCCTCACGGCTGCGGCGTACGCGCCTCCGGCGATCTACGCTTAGGACGGGGGAGCCATGCGGAAGATCGACTGGGAGAAGCCCTTGTCCGAAGAGGACGTGCGGTTTCTCGTGCAGGCCGGTATCCCCGGCATGGAGGACCGTATCCGCTCCAACCAGGCCCGCTTCGGTGCGGAGGAATACGCGCCCGAAGTCCCCGAGGACACGCTGACGAAGTCGGCTCTCGATCCCACTGCGCGAACTGGTGAGCCGATCGTTCCGGTGGACGCCGGGGCTCCCGAGGACGAGCCGGTCGAGGACGATTACGACACGTGGAGTAAGGCGGACCTCGAAACGGAGGTCACTGCCCGCAACGACCTTGCGGACACCTCGGACGTGGAAGTCACCGGCACTGGCAAGGACGGCGCGGTTCTGAAGGCTGACCTGGTGAAAGGGCTTCGGCTCTGGGATCAGGAAAACCCGACTGCTCTCTCGTAGGGGCGGATAGGGAAAGGCCCGGTGGCTACGGCTGCCGGGCTTTTCTCTAGAACTGGTATTGGAATCCCGTACGATATGATGGGGACATCTCAGAGTTGGGGGTGATTCCTATGGCTGACGAAGCAACCATCGATAGATTCCGTCGAATGACTGACCTGTCAGATACCGACGAAGTCTACACAGACGCGGTTATCGACGGGATGATCGAGGACCTCGGCTTCAATGCCGCCGTAGCGGCGGTGTGGACCGAGAAGGCTGCGAGTGCCGCCGGACTGGTGGACACCACGGAATCGGGCTCCTCGCGCAAACTGAGCGACCTGCACAAGCAGTACCTCGCCATGGCGGACGCTGCTAATCCCGGAGCCGATGCGGGAAGTGCTGCCGCTTCGTACACTGTGGAGGTTGAGCGGGTATGAGTGCCAGCCTTCGTGGACTTGAGTCGCAGATCCGAATGACTGCGGCTTTCATCGACCAGGATCCGACAACTGTCATCCTGGTTCCTACCACGAGGGTGACCACACCGGCTGGCGGCTACACCGAAGAGGTGGGCGTCTCCCGTGATCCGCAGGTGTTCAAGCTGATTCTCTTGGCTTACGACCAGCGGCCCACTCTGACCCTGGCTGGTGTCGAGCGAGTGATTGACTACCACATCCTCGCGCTTCCTGACGCCGTGATCGCAGTAGGCGATTACTGGGTGGACGAGGCCGGTACTCGCTGGGACGTAGTGGGATTCTCCGAAGGCTGGGACTACGAGACCAAGGCGTTTGCCTCTCGTCACGTTCCCCGATCGGCGAGGCCCTGATGGCGCGCGGGACGTTCAACTACGACACGCTCACGCCGAACTTGAAGGCGTTGCTGCCCAAGGTGGACGCTGCGGTAGACCTGGTGTTCGATACCTACGAGTCGATCGCCGAGTCCTACGCGCGTACTAACGCACCCTGGAACGACAACACCGGCAACGCTCGCGGTGGCCTGTTCGCCCAGCACGATGCAGAGCCGATGGTCAAGCACTCGCTGACGATCTACGGCACGATGCCTTATACGTTCTGGCTGGAAGTCCGGTGGTCCGGTAAGTACGCCATCATCGGCCCTACGATGTTCAACATCGCTCCCGACATGTCGTCAGCCCTCGCGGCAGCCGTATCTCGTGCAATCAAGGGGGCATGATGCGTTCTCTCGTGCGGCAGGCCATCATCAGCGATCCGACCATCAATGCGCTGGGGATCACCGGTCCGAACTGCTTTGCTGTGGACGTGGACACCCCGCAAGAGCGTCCTTTCCTACAGCTTCGTTGGGGCAGAACAGACCTCGGACTAGACGTGGCTACGCGGCGCAATCTCGTAGTATGGGTTCACGATCAGCCGGGTGACTACACACTGCACATCGATCCGATCATCTATCGCTTGCGCTTTCTCATTCCGTCTCTGGAAGGTCAGGCCACTGGTACTGGCTACGTAATGGGGGCCGAGTGGAATGGCGATAGCGAAGACCTGGCCGATGACGGTCACAAGACGATCACCCGGAACGTCAGCTTCTCGCTGGTCGGCTCCGGCCAATAGGGAAAGGAAAGGAAAGGTATGCGCTACGTCAAGTACATTGGTCTTGCTCACCAGCGGATGATCACGCCGGGTGACTGGCGGACCGTCGGCGTGAACGGTGAGACTGCGGTGTGGAACGCGCAGAACGGGTTCTCTGTCCCGCTGGACCGGTTCTCCGAGGACCAGATCCGCAAGGCCATCGAGCCGGATGCCAACTTCATCATCACGGACGACACCCCCACTCCGCAGCCGCGCGACATGGTGCCCGCTGAGGCCGCTCAGGCCGCCCAGGCGGACGGTCCGGCGGTACCGGTGGACGAGGACCCTGCCACTCCCTCTGTGGACGACTCAGAGGCCTTGCCGGACGACGGGGCGGACCGGTCCACACCGGCCAACACGTCCGGTGGTGGTCCGGCGCCTGCGCCGAGCAAGGGACGCCGGTAACCCATGGACCTCCGCTGCCCACACCGCCTGTTCGGACGGGTCACCGTTGCCTCGCTGAATGCGGGACAGTTCGAGGTGTCCTGCCCGTCACGGTGGTGTGGTAAGCGGCCTGGCGTGACCGTGCTGCACGTATTCAGCACGAAGACTGGCGAATTGCTGGACACTCGGCGATTCCAATCTCCCCAAGGGAGGGACAACTAATGGCTCTGGGAACTAGCCTCCCGTATGGTTTGCGGGACGTCAAGTTGATCCAGTACCCCACCCTGGACGCGCTGACTTTCGGATCGGTCCTCACGGACCTGCCGATCGCTCGGACGTTCAGCTTCAACGACACGGAGGAGTACACCGAACTCCGTGGGGATGACGCTCTCCAGACCTCGCACGGTCAGGGATCGTCGGTCGAGTTCGAGATCGAGTCCGGCGGTATTTCCTTCGCCGCTCACGCCATCCTCGCGGGTGGTGTGGTCGTGGAGTCGGGCATCACTCCGAACCAGGTGAAGCGATTCCGCAAGAAGTCGCTGGACCAGCGGCCGTTCTTCGTGGCTGTCGGTCAGGCGATCTCTGACTCGGGCGGCGACTTCAAGGCGTACGTCTGGCGCTGCCGGTCCACTGGGGATGTGGAGGGTGAGCTCGCCGATACCGAGTTCCTGATCCCCTCGATCTCCGGTACTGGCTTCCCGTGCAAGGTCACCGGCATGGTGGCCGGTATGGAGATCAACGACTCGGTCTACGACTTCGTGCAGTCCGAGACGATCGCCAACATCGGGGCTCCCGCCCTGGACACTCCGGCGGCTCCGGTGGTGTACTCGCTGTCGGACGTGACCGGTCCTATCGCTGGTGGCGAGATCGTGATCGTGTCCGGCTACGGCTTCACCGGTGTGACCACGGTGACCGTGGGCGGCACTCCGGCTACCGACTGGCAGGCGGACTCTCCGTACCAGATCACGCTGATCACTCCGGCTCACGCTGCGGGCGCTGGTCAGGTCGTCATCACCAACCCCTCCGGTGCCTCGGCAACCGGTGCTTTCTCGCTCTACACGTACGTCTGATCCATCCCTACCACACGGATATTTGGAGCACACGATGCCCTCCGACTTCACCCCCAATAACGTCTGGGGAAGCAACCCTTCGGAAGGTTCCGAGGAGGAACTCACCCTCCCTTCCGGACAGACCTGCCGCGCTCGCAAGGTGACGATCACCAGCCTCATTGAGGCCGGGATCATGAACGAGGCTGACTCGCTTACCGCCATGGTGGACCAGCACACCCGGAAGATCAAGGGTGGCAAGGTCGCAGACGGTACGCCGGTCCTGGACCAGTCCATTCTGCGGGATTCCTCGGCCATCTCGGCGATGATCATGATGGCTGACCGGGCCCTCCCGTCCATCGTGGTCAGCCCTCCGGTATCGCTTCACTTCACGGAGACCGTAGTTGGCCGGACCAAGGTCACCAAGAAGATCCCGGAGTCGGAGCGCAACGCCATGCGTCTAGTCCAGCCGGGGCTGGTCTTCACGGACCAGATCGACCTGGAAGACAAGATGCACCTCTTCGAGTGGGGGGTCGGTGGCTTGAAGGCGTTCTCTTCCTTTCGTGCAGACACCCCGAGCGATGTGGGAGATCTGGTGCCTCGCGAAGGCGGTAAGGGCCCGGCCAAGCGACGTCCTCGGAATCGCTGATCCTTTCGTTGCCCTGTGCGTAGACCGGTCACTGTGGATCTTCGCCTCTGCCATTGAGGACGAACAGACTCACGCCACTAACCGGCTACCCGACAACGCGAAGGACGCGGCCCACACGCGCGCTAGACAACGGGTCCTCGACAAATACCTCGGCATAGAGTTGGTGAATGAACCGGCTCGGTTCAAGTCACCCGGAAGATAGAGGGGAGGTCCGACATGGCTGGTCATTCGCTCGGCACCATCAGGGGAACCATTGAGATCGACTACAATGGCGCTGGTGTGGTCCGGGCTATCAAGGACGCAGACAACGTCAAGAAGTCCGGTGACAAGCTGGACGGGATGTCCACTAAGGTCTTGTCATCGTTCGGCAAGTTCGCCAAGGGCGCGCTCCTGGTGTCTGGCGCACTGGGCACGGTCAGCCAAGCAGTCGGCGTAGTGGCCGGTGTCCTTGCCACTGTCGGACCCCTCGCGGCGGCTGCCTTCGCGGCTGCCCCGGGATTCATCCTCGCCTACGCCTCCGCAATGGTCATCGCTAAGGTGGCTGTTGCGGGGGTGGGCGATGCAATGTCTTCCGCTGCGGAGGGCGGGGCCAAGTTCGATAAGGCCATGAAGAAGTTGTCGCCTAATGCGCAGCAATTCGTCAAGGCCTATCAGAAGGTGATCCCGGTACTGGATGGGGTCAAGAAGTCCATTCAGGATGCCTTCTTCGCCGGTAACGCAGGCCTGGTCACCAACATGGCTGGTGCCATCAAGTCCTTGCAAAAGGACGCCTCCGGGGTGTCCGGCGAGATGGGCAAGCTGGTAGCGAACGTCGTCAAGGTGGCGACCAGTGGCAAGAACGTGGAACGCCTGCGCGCGGTATTGCAGGGGGTGCAGGCTTTCCTCGCCAAGATCCGGGTGTCTATCGGTCCGGTGGTCGATGGCTTCTTGAAGCTCGCCGCCCAGGCCGGGGTGTTCGGAGGCACGCTCGGGGGCAAGGTCGCTAACGCCCTGGCGACCCTGGCGAGTTGGCTGTCCCGCATCGACTTGGCTGCCCTGTTCGAGAAGGCTATGCCGATCATCACGGCCCTCTCCGGACTGTTCACTAGCTTGATGTCCATCGCTACGTCGCTCTTCTCCGTGTTCAACGTGGACGGGGCTAACGCGGCTGGAATGCTCGGCACCCTCGCCGCTCAGCTTGCGGCATTCTTGCAGTCGGCCGAAGGACAGTCCGCACTGCAAGCTCTCGGCCAGGCCATGCAGGCAATCACTGGTGCTGCCGGTCAGATTTTCCTGGCACTTCTCCAAGCGCTTGCTCCCGCGATCGTCGCCCTGGCTCCCGGGGTCGGACAGCTGGCCGGTCAGATTGCCGGAGTGCTGGTGCCTGCGATCAACACGCTTGCCCCGGCATTGCAGGCGGTCGCTGGGTTCCTCTCGGAGAACATGGGATGGATCGGCCCGCTGGCGGGTGTGGTCGTGACCCTGGCTGGCGCGTACAAGGTCTATGCGGCGGCTACTACTGCGGTCGCTGCGGCGCAGGCCATCCTGCAATCCAAGATGGTCGGTGCGGCTGCGGTCTGGGTGGCCCAGAAGATTGCCATCATCGGTTCTACCGCTGCGACTGTGGCTAACGCTGCGGTTACTGGTGGTGCCGCTGTGGCTGCCTGGATCGCCAACACTGCCGCTATCGTGGCTAACCGCGTGGCTATGGTCGCCGGTGTTGCTGCAATGGCTATCGTCCGAGGCGCAGTGATTGCCTGGACTGCCGTGCAGTGGTTGCTGAACGTGGCTCTCTCGGCCAACCCGATCGGCCTGGTGGTGCTTGCTATCGCCGCGCTGGTTGCGGGCATCATCTACGCTTACCGGAACAGCGAGACGTTCCGCAACATCGTGCAGGCGGTGTGGGCCGCTATCAAGACGGCTATCGCTGCCACCGTGAACTGGATCATGACCTACGTCTGGCCCGTTCTCCAAGCGGTCTGGAAGGGCATTGTCGCCGGAGTGAAAGTGCTCTGGTCCGCAATCAAGGTCTACTGGAACTTCATTAAGACGGTCATCCAGACGGAACTGCGAATCATCTTCGCAGTAGTCAAGGCTGTCTGGTCCGGCATCGTTACCTACATCCGTACCTACATCAACTTGGTGCGGACGATCATCACTACGGTGACCCGGGTCATTAAGGCTGTCTGGACCGCTTGGCTTAACGCCACGAAGGCAGTATTCCGGACGGTCTGGAACGCCATTGTTGCGGTAGTCCGGACCTCGATCAACACCGTTAAGAACGTGATCAACGGCATTAAGGTGGTAATCGCTACCATCCGTAATGCCTTCAACAACGCCAAGACTGCCGCGTCTAACGCGTTGAAGGGCTTGATCAGTGCGGTTCGGGCAGTGCCCGGTCGAGTGACCGGAGCGCTGGGCAACCTGGGGTCGCTTCTATACTCCAAGGGCCAGGCAATCATCCGAGGCTTCATCAATGGCATCGGCTCGATGATTGGTGCGGTCAAGGCGAAGGCCAAGTCGGTCGTGTCCGCAGTGACCAACTTCCTCCCCGGCTCTCCGGCCAAGGAAGGACCACTGTCCGGTAGGGGATACGTGCTGCTCCGTGGTCAGCGGATGATGACCGACTTTGCGCAGGGCATCACAAACAAGTCTCAGGAGCCGCGTACCGCGATGCTGGGTGCGGTTACCCCCACGGCACGCGCAACGGTTCCCAAGACGTCTCGGACGCTCTCAGGGCCCTCCGCGCTGGCAGCGGCAACGGTGGCACCGGGTGCCACACGCACTTACATGATCCAGGTGGGTGACAAGACCTTGGCTCACTTGGTCGTGGACGCACTCACGGGTCAGCCCAAGGCAGTTGCGAAGGCAACCACCGAAGGAAACCGCAGGATCGCTTGGGCTGGATCAGGGAGGTAAGGCAATGGCTAACCGGCTGGATAGGAACAACCCGGATGTGTACTTCGGCAGGCCGGGAGGGCTGATCAGGCTTCCCTGGCCGAAGGGTGAGATTGATAAGCCGTACGAGCGTCCGACATTCGACTTCGCTACCGGGTCAGGGTTCCACCTGGTGTCGTCGCTGACGGGCGGATCTCGGCCCTATACCATCAACTGGACCGCGCTGCACCAGGTCACCTATTCCAAGCTCGAGCAGTTCTGGACTGGGATGATGGGCACTGGGCCCTGGGCATTCATCGACCCTTCCCAGAGCAACATGCTCTTGCAGAACCAGGCGGCAGCGACGGGTGTCTACAACGATGCCCGGCAGTGGATGACCAGCACTGGTGCGGCAGACATGGGAGAGCTGACCAGCAACGCCACGCTGGGATCGCTGATCCACCGGACCGGAGCGCGGCGTAGCCTTCGCTGGCGCTTTCCCGTTGCTGCTAACGCTTTCCCGGTGTTGAAGATGGACTATCCCTACCGCAACTGGTGGGGATTCCCGGTAGTCCCCGGACTGTCCTACGCGTGGTCGGCCTGGGCACGTCCGGACTCCGTCATTGATAGCTCGATCACGATGGCTATCAAGCTGACCTGGGTCGATGCCACCGGAACTCTGGTGAGCGAGATCTCCGGCGGAGACGTGGTTATGTCAGCCGGTTACGTGCGGCACTCCGTCGTTGGTGTGGCACCCCCGGGAGCGGTGTACTGCCAGCCGATCTTCGTAGCCACCGGATCGACTATCACGGTGGGTGGTTCTATCTACATCGATGAGCCGCTCCTAGAACAAGATACAGTGGTTAACGACTGGGCACCGGGCACTGGCCTTCGTCCTGTTGAAATCCTGTCCTTGACTGACTTCACTCCCTTTGCGGGAAGGTTCCGTAAGGGGGTTGAACTGGTGATTAGGGAGTTGGCTCCGTGACCGCTTTGGATGATGCGCTTGAGTCGTCTTCGGTGGTGTTCCATCAGCCGGATCTGACTGCGATCTGGGAAGAACTACCGCCCAACCTGACCACTACTGACCCGCTACCAATCCACGTCCTTACGCCGCAGATGTCTGGCCAGTACGAGGTTACTCACTCGCTGGATGACGGGATGCCGGACGCAGTCACCATGACTAACGGCAACGACGCGTCTGGGGCGATGAAGGCAGGTATGGTCGGTCGGCAATCGCTGATCGCTGACGTGGTAGGGTGGAGGACCAGTGTCCGGAGTGGATCTGGTGTCTCCGCTATCCAGATTCCCTTCACCATGCCTACCGATGCGCAGGACGGGGATCAGCTCTTCTTCGCCATCTCGTGGGAGACGGGATTCGCCTGGGGTGCGCCGGAGCCTTTCCTGCACGATCCCTTGTGGGAGGTAGTCAATACCACGGTAGACTCGGGCGGTATCCGCACGGACCTCTACACCCGCAAGCACTGGACGGGTGGCGGTACCGGTGAGGTTATCTACCTGGAACCCCAGTTCGTCAATACGTCCTACACGTGGATCTGCGCGGCAGCGTACGCAAGGACCGCGAACAACATGCGGGTGCCCTTCCGCATCGGTACTCCGGCAGCCATTGCGGAGTCGGCTAACCTGAACCTGCACACGGCTCCTCCGGCCACACTCCCGTCACGAGGATACCTTCTCAGCGTGTGGTCCACTGTGCCCGCTGCTGGGTCCTGGGCTATCGCTACGGGGGTTACCGAGCTTGCCGAGTTGGGCGGTGCTGGAACGGCTCCCCGGATGATGATGGGCATCTCTCCGCTTCGTCAGTCCGGGGTGTATACCGAGGCCGTGAACACCGGGTTTGCTACTACCATTGCCACCATGCAGGTTATTCCGGTCATCATCGGAGACCTGCCGGATATGCCGCCGGACTCGTACTTCTCTCCCTTCAACAAGCTGAGTCCCATCTATGGATTCGATCGAGACACGGCTGCTGTTGAGCACAAGATCAACGTGCTTACGGAGTCGGGGATCATCGGCACTCGGATCTTCAAGGGAATGATGGAGGATATCGGCTTGGCTGGTAAGGCCGTTGAGATGTCAGCGGTCAGCAAGACCCGGATCGACATGGATCGCTCACTCGTCCTTCCGGTGGTGCACGGATACCGGGAAGGGTGCACAGTCGACTGGCTGGTCACTTGGCTGATGTCCCGTGGTGGACAGTTCGCCGGTCCGCAGCCGAGCCCTTACGCTCGATACTGGGCACCCCTGTACGGATCGGTACACGCGCATCTAACGCCTTTGCTGGGGTACAACTCGGTAGTGGGATTCAACGCGAGTCTTCCCGTTGGGTCTTTCTATGGGATCAAGGATCCCGCGACGGTGGAGGGGCCATTCCTTACCGGGATGTTCGCTCAGCAAACTGCCACCCAGACAGATGAGGTTAGGCTATACGCTCACAGTCTGTACACGCAGACGGAGATCCTGCCCTTCCTGGGCACCCCGGAAGAAGTGCCGATCTACGACCAGTTCAGCCAGGCCTGTTCGCAAGGGCGTGTGGTGTTCTGGCTCCGAGGTGATCCGGCCGCCAGTGCTCCGGCTTACCTGGACACTGCGGATGACTTCCTGTTCCGCTACAACCTGTATCTGCAAGACTCCACGGGCAAATACTTGGGCTACGTGATGGTCAAGGTGTTGTCGGCATCCCGGCATCTCTGGGTGCAGATGGGTAGTGATGATGGCGGAGCGGGATCGGTCACGTTCAGCACATTCCTCACGCCGCTTGAGACGGACGGTAACTGGCACTTCTACGGCATCTCGTGGGATTACAGTGCGGGTGAGGTAAGGGTCAACCGAGACGGAATGACCAGCTTCTCAACGTACTGGGCTACCAACGGCTTTAACTACACGTTCGATGTTCCCGAGACTGATGCAGTCGGTCGTAGCATCGGCGACTTCGTGTCCAATTACTGCCGGTCTCACCTGCCCATTGCCGACTTCCAGATTGAGTCGGGATTCGCTACCCACTACCTGGATGGGTGGACGCGTCACTACCCGATTCCCAACGGCTCCAATGCCCTGATGCGCGCTACCAATCAGCCGTTGAAGGCCATTGCAGAGCCAGCCCCAGTCCGGTCGTGGGAGGTAATTGCAAGCCTGGCGCAGGCCACTACGTCAGCGTATCGAGTGAACGAGGACGACAACTTCGAGTTCTTGCCCCAGGGATACTTCGGCGAGATCTCGCAGATGACTCCGGCCTTCATCGCAGACACGGAGTTGAATGCGTCGGAAATCGCGGTGGCTGTTGATGCGAGTAAGTCGCGGAACGTCGTGACGGTCCAGTTCCCTGAGACTAACGTGGATATCAACCCTGCACCGGTGTTGAGCGTTAGCTCGGCTGTGAAACTTGTGCATGGTGAGTACGACATGACCTTTGTGCTTGACATTGAGGCAGCTGAGATTCATGGCGCGGCTACCCCTCCGCCGCTTGTGGGATCTAACCTGGTGATCCGCCCTCTCCTTGCAAGCGAGTTGGCTAACCCGGCTACGATTCCCACGAACATCCACTACATGACCCCTAACAGCAATGCGGAAGGAACCGGCTGGGGACCCCCCTACATCGGACTGGGCATCAGTGCTCGCATTGTCAGTTACACCGCCTCCACGGTTACGGTGAGGTTCAAGAACATCTTCACTGACTCGGCCGGTACACCGGGATCAGGGACCATCTACCTGGCTAACAATGTGGATCAACTACCACACCTTCGTATCCTCGGATATGGGATCAAGATCAATGATGGCTACGTGACCCAGCGCGATGCTGGATCTATCTCGGTGCGCCGTGAGCGTGCAATGGATACCGAGATGCCCTGGGTGCAGGACCGATTCACTGCCTCCGCTCGGGCAAGCGCTCTGGTGTCTTCTCTGGCCCGCCCTCGGTCCGAGGTCAAGGTCGTAGTGATGGGCGATCCCCGTAGGCGACCAGGACAGTTGGTCCAGTTGATGGATGCCGAGGGAACCCAAGCGGAAGGTACCTGGCGCATCCTGGCAGTGGACCACACCGGCGACAATGCGCAGTACACGCAATTGCTATCTATGACTTCCCAGGGCCCGATTGCATTGTGGGATGATCCTGATACTGGCTGGGACGTTGGAGTTTGGGGAGAGTAGGCAATGACATATCCGAATATCATCAGTCCTGTACCGGGGCAGCCGGTCAGCAAGTCGCAGTACGGAGATCCGGTCAAGGCGGCTATCGATGACCTAGACGCCCGGGTGGCGGCGCTGGTGGCTGGTCGGCAGGAGAAGATCAAGGCAGCCAACGAGACCCGCGTCTCGACCACCACCCTCGCGCTCGATAACGAGCTGAAGGACATTCCCCTGGGCATCGGCACCTGGGAGATCTCGGTGCTTCTCGCGGCCGTGGGTGGTGCTGGTGCTATCGCTGTCAAGACGCAGTGGGCATTCACCGGCACCTGGAACAACCCCCTCCGGTTCATCGAGGGACCGTCAGCAACGAACACCGGAGACGCGCTTTCTGGCCCGGTGTCGATGAAGCGAAGCGCGGCGCAGACCAACGCTGACTCGGTCTACGGCCTGAACTCCTCCGGCAACTACATGAACTGGCGAGAATTCACCAAGCAGATCGTGGTCACCGTGCCCGGGTCGATGGCTATCAACTGGGCACCAAACGTCAGCTCTGCAACGTCCGGCGGTCTGCGACAAGGATCGTCTGTGACGTGCATCAGGATGTTCTGAACCACTCGGGGGTCACCCGATGTACCGGTGGGCGGTGTGGTCCGCTCTATGGACATCTGGTGGCCCTCTTTGCAGCCATCTCGATCCGGGTACATGCGATGATGAAACAAAGAGAGGGGGAATGGAGATGCACTCTGCAACTGTGCCGTGCCTGGTGGAACTGGCCGAGGAATTTGATCTGGTCGGCCCCAGTCGTGACACTGCGTCAGACGGCTCGATTGGAGATGCGGCGCACCAGAGCCGATCGTCCAATCACAACCTGGATGACAAGTCCGGTAGCTCCACACCGCAGTCTGACTCGGACTCCGAGCAAGACCTCCGGGCAATCGACGTTGATGACTCGGGACCTTGGGAGAATGGCGGCTCTATGGACGCCTTCACCAAGTTCATCGTGGATCGGTGCAAGTCCGGAGTAGAGAACCGGCTGGTTGAGGTTATCTACAACCGGCGATGCGCTTACGCGTCCAGTGGGTGGGTGTGGAAGGACTACACCGGCTCCAACCCGCACGACCAGCACGCGCACTTCGGTGCGAAGGCAGACACCGGCAAGCTCGAGAATGACAGGCGTCCCTGGGGGATCGCCGAGAAGTGGGGAGACATGGGCGCATTCCTGCCCGCAAAGGGCGAGAGCGGCGAGCACGTCAAGTACTGGCAGAACATCCTGACCTGGCTGGGCTACGCCTGTGACGCTGACGGCGACTACGGCGACGGTACGCAGAAGGCCTACGACAAGTGGCGTGATGACCACGGTCAGAACCACGCGAACTTCATCACGGGCTGGTCTGGCGCGACCATGACCAAGGAACTCGGCGTGAAGTTCGGGAAGCCTGGCCCGGCGGGTAAGAATGGTACCAACGGGACCAACGGCAAGGACGGAGCGCCAGGCAAGGATGGAGCGCCGGGTAAGGACGGCGCAGACGGGAAGGATGGTGTCTTCACCGGCACTCTGAACGTGACCAGCGGTACGCTGGAAGCCACGGACACCGGAACCACGCGGAGATAAGCCAAGCTCGGGTCTGAGGCCCCAGATTACCGGATATGGCGGAACATGAGTGAGCGAACGAGCAACACCACCGCAACCTCGACTCCCTGGTACTTGGACGCTGGTGCGGGACGTGCTGTCTTTCCTGGGCGGGTGGGCTCTGATTTTCTTCGAAGTGCAGCGCCCGGAAGTCCGAGAATCAGTGCTGGCTCTGGCCGGATCACTCGTAGTGGTGCCCGGCGCAGCAATCGGCGCAGCGTCGTTAGTGGACGCGATCTCAGGACGCCGAAGTGGTACCGAACAGTCGTCCTCACAGCCAGTGGAATCTCCGGCGTCGCAACGGTAGTAATCGCCGTGGCTAAGGGGGTGGGGGGTTGACCACACCGCGCCGAGGGGTCACAGTCCCGATCTATTGGCTAGTGATTGGCCTGGTCTGCGTACTGGTCTCGCCCTTCCTGTCAGTATTCGCTGCCGTTAAGCGAGCGGATGCTAACCGAGCTAGGGACGAGGCGAAGGCTATCGCGGCTGCTGCGGCAGTAAGAGAAGATGCAAGGCTACGCACCTGTGATCTATTCACTGCGTTGCTCGATGCATACGGTGAAGAGCCCCCCACTACGGCAACGGGTAAGAAGGTACAGGAAACGTACTTGGAGTTCTACACATTGAGTCGGTGCGAGCCACCGAGGAAAGCGGGTAACTGATGACCAAGAAGGTCTGGTGGCCGGTACTCGGCACTATCGTGATGGCTGTTCTCACGGTGATCCAGGAAGCCTCGGCGGATAACTCCATCACGGCTCAGGAGTGGGTGCAGGTGATCCTCGGCGCGCTCATGGCGTTCAACGTCTGGGCGACTGCCAACCTGCCGCAGTACACCAAGATGAAGACCTGGGTCGCTGCGGCGATCGTCGTAGTGGGCGCTCTCTACACCTACATCGTCGGTGGCGTATCGACGGCGGAGATCATCAACATGATCGTTCTCTTCCTCGCCGCCGTTGGTGTGGCGTTCACTCCCCAGCCGATTACCACCGTGATCAACGGGCGCACGGTTCCGGCGGATGGTGAGCGGCCGGGAACCAACAACGTACTGGCCTAACGTCAAACCCAGCAATAACCCAGCAATAACCCAGCAATGCCCCCGGTAGTGCTATGTTATCCGGGGGCATTGTTGAGGGTGAACTAGGAACTCCGGAATTAAACCCAGCGGATGGGGTATAACAAGCTACGCTTGTTCCCCGTTGCTGGGTTTTAATGGAGGCTGTTCAACGCGGGGAATCGCCGTAGCCTTCGGGAGAACGGAACAAAGCCGGAGCTAATGGGTAGAGGTTAGCCCCGAACCAATCGAACAGTCCTCCGACGAACCAGCGACGGACGTTCGGGTTACGCCCTCCGCAGTTAGCGCACATCATGTGCCCCTTCTTGTGACGGGTCCACGCCGTTGTCTTCCGACCGGCCGTGCATCCGGTGCAACCCTTCCGAAGCTCGACACGATCAGGGAACTCGTAGAGACCCACCCACCGGGAACCCTCGGGAAGCTCATTGAACCGCTCGACCACTCCCATCCGCTCGATGACGTGTTCGGCGGTGTGGTCCGGGATGTGTACCAGGGCTATGAAGGCCATTGAGTTCGCTCCTAAGACATTGTGGACCCCGGTCGGGTGTCCGTGGGTGGTCGAGCCATTGTGCGCCCGGCTCCGGGGCAATGCGGGGTGTGCTTTGACGGCTAGCCGGAAGCGCCGTAATGTTCGAGCTGTCACCAACAGCGATCATCGCTAACACCACCGTCCGGGAGGACATCGATCATGGCACCTGCACCGCGAGGACGTACCGCCACGAAGCCGGTCGAGCCGGAGATCGTGGAGGACGACGAGGACGAGTTCGAGGACGTCGAGGACGACGACCTGGAAGAGCTCGAGGAGGAGCCCGAGGCTCCCGCCCCGAAGACCAAGGCTCGCAAGGCGGCGGCTCCGAAGGCCGACGGCGAGGAGAGCCCGAAGGCCAAGCGTGCTCCGGCTATCGAGTTCGGCAGCCCGTGGCTCGCGGCTCACGTGACCGAGGTGACCGGCGACACCTACGACGCTCGGGCCATCCGGATGCTGCTCCGCAAGCTCGCCAAGGACGGCAAGCTCGACCGTGAGGTGGGCGAGACCCGGGAGCGGTACCAGTTCACCGGTCCGCAGGACACCACGGTCAAGCTCGTCGTCGAGATGGTCAAGAGCGGCGCGGCGAAGGAGCTCAAGCAGGCCGGGCTGCAAGCCGTGAAGGACCAGGCGGCTGCGAAGAAGGCGGCGGCTGCGGCTGCGAAGGCGGCGGCTGCCGAGGCCGAGGAGATGGAGGACGACGAGGATGACGAGGACGTCGAGGAGGCTCCCAAGCCGACTCGTCGCCGTCCGGCTGCCGCGAAGTCGACCGCTCCCGCCAAGGCCACCCCGGCTACCGCTCGTCGGAAGACCGCCACTGCGGCGAAGTGATTCACCCCGGCCTGGCGGGAAATCCAGGCACACGCTCCCGCTAACCGTCCGCTACGCGGTTCGTAGGATTACTGCCCGTTCGAGTCGGGCTGGGAGCACGGTTAGGGCTGGGTACTCATAATGCCCAGTTGCTGACAAGCGGACGCCAATCTGCGGTGGCTGAATCATTCTCTTTTGGCGAAGGGGGTGAGGACGCCATTAACCCTCGGTGGTGCAATTGGTAGCACGACTGGGCGGATCGCCTCCGCTCGGGGAGATCCTGGTTCAAGTCCAGGGCGAGGGGCAAGGGACCACACGGCGTAGTTCGTGCCATTCACGGGACGTATGGACGCTGACTGGCGGTGTGGTCCCTGTAAACGGTTCGGCCACTGCGTTTACGCCGTGCCACCTACCGGGAGTGATCGGGTGGTTAAGGCAGCGAAGACGTTCGCAAGTGGTGGTCGGGCTGGAAACGAGGGGAAGCGCGGTACGGAGGCGGCAGGACCAGGGACACCTGGCAGTAAGTCCGATTTCCTCTGAAGTGGTTACCTTAGGCCGCGCGTGCCGGTGGGTGGTTAGGCCGGTGGGGGGTGGGGTGGGGTTTTCGTCGTTGTTGCCCCCACCTTGCCCCCCGTTTCATGTCCGGGGTTGCGGCGCGTGGCGGAGACGCGTACGGTGTGCTCATCCGGCCACCACGAAGGGAACCTCCAATGACCGACATCCTCACCCGTATGCGGGCCATGACCAGGGAATCGCTGGCGGGGGTACGCACCGACTTCGATGACGCGCCCAAGTACCATGTGGCTGCGCCGAAGAACACGGGGATGATCCGGATCGTGGAAGGTGCGGACGACCTGGCCTACACCGGCCCTCGCAACCAGAACCCCGGCATGATCACCCTGCCGACCACGGAGGACCTGGCTGACACCGGTCACAACCGTGAGACGTGCGACAACCCCCGGTGCTGCCCTGACCCCAACATGCCGGTTACCGGTGCCTCTCCCGCCCAGGTGAACCTGATCCGCCTCCGCCTGACCTGGCTCGCCGAGCACGATGCTGACGCGGCGGCAGCGATGACCGACTGGCTCGACCGGGGTGGCTGGGGCACGCTGGCGGGGGGCAAGGGTGGCTCCGCCTCGCAGCTCATCGACCGGATCAAGGCGAAGCACGCGGAGGCCAAGGAATCGGCCAAGGTTGTTCGAGTCACGGAGCGGGCGGCTACCACCTTTGACGCCTACGACGACATCCCTACCGGCAACTACGCGCTGGGTGAGGACGACGACATCAAGTTCTACCGGGTGAACCACCACAAGAACGGTCGGCTGTACGTCGATGTGTACGCCTCCGACGAGCGGCACCCGGTGCGCAACTGGGCCACCCGGAAGGCGGTTCTGGATGGTATCCGGGAGATGGGCTGGGAGATCTCGACCCGGCTGTACGGCTCGAAGATCGGTTCCTGCGGCCGGTGCAACCGGACGCTCACTGACGCCACATCCCGCGCTTACGGGATCGGCCCTGACTGCCGGAGCAAGATGTGACAAGCGCTGAACGTGCGGCTGTGCTGCTCGAACGACTGGGTATGCACACGGAGGCCCTCGGCCCGCTGGCCGAGTGGTCCCCCTCCCCTCGCGGTGTGGCCCAACGAAGGCACGACGACTTCTGGTCCCTGGTGGCGCACATGCTGCCCGAGGACGAAGATGACGAGCGGTTCTGGATGACCAATGATGCAGCACGCCAACTTGAATCCAACAACTAACTATCCGCCCCGTCCGGGGGGCATTACCGAGGGAGACAACGACATGGACACCAAGACTGTGGCCGAAGCAATCGGGACCACACCCCGCGTTCTCCGGCAATTCCTCCGCTCGGGTGACTCGACCTTCGTTGCCGTTGGCTCCGGTGCCCGGTACGAGTTTACCGAAGCTGACATCCCCACACTGGTCAAGCGATTCTCTCTCTGGCAGGGTGCGGGCAAGCCGAAGCCCAAGACACCCACCCCCGTGCCTGTCGTGCAGCAAGCGAAGGCTGCGGAGATCCGTAAGCGGGACGAGGCGGAATGGGCGGAAGAGGGCCCGGTGTCGCTGGAAGACATCCGTAACCCTCGCGTGCGTGCACGGGTCAAGCGGGACGCACAGGCAGCTGAGGCTCGGCTGATGGTGCTTCTCATGGCGAAGGGGTTGCACATCACGCAGCGGGGCAACGACCTGGTGTCAGCGGCATGAGATCCCGCACGTACCAATCTCGGAACTCCGTTCCCGTGGTGCCCGGCTTCAAGCTCGAGGACGCGTACGTCTTCACCGGCGAGATCCCACCCCCCGCCGTAGTTCAGGCGCACACCCAGCGGTGGCACAAGGTCAACAGCCATTCACCCGATGCGGGGGTGTCCGTGACCGGCATCATGCGGGCCCTCGACAAGGGTGCTGAGATGCCCGCTGAGCGTCCGTCACGCGTTCCACGGGTGCCGGTATGGTCGGTGGCCTGTGTGTTCGCTGGGAGCGTTCTGATGGCGTTCGGATGGATGCTGAACTCCCCGGTGTCCCGCCTGATCTGGGAGGTCACGCGCTAATGTGGTGGTGGATCCTGGTCGGGGTAGGGACCCTGGCTGTCCTGGCGGTCTGGGCGGGAGCGATCCTCGATCGGCTCACGCCGCACCGGGATGACGACGACGGCTACCCGGACGATGAAGAGTATGACGAAGACTACGAGCGGTGGTAGCACGCGAGGGCCGGGCAGGCGGTGTGGTCCGGCCCTCTGACGTGCAGTAACAGGCTCAGCGGAAGCGTGAGCTTCGGGGTAGGTCTCGAGAATCCTAGGTACACCGGCTGCGTCCACCGGGCGTAGCCTCCCGTTGAAGCGACTTTGAAACGTTTCAGAGAATCCCCAAAAGATCTTGGAAGATGTCCGGTTTGCCTGTTGCGTTGGCCCGGACGGTAGGTTAGATTACTCACATAACAAAACAACGCGGCGCCGGACCGGCCGGACCGCACACACCGAGGGGACTCACCATGAACGTCATCGACGCTACCGACTTCATCAACGACAACAAGGGCGAGGAGATCATCGTTCGCCTGACCGATGGAATGACGGCCTTCGGCGAGGCGTTCTCGGTCAACTCGAAGGGTGTCAACATCAAGGTGGACGGCAAGACCCGCTCGATCGCCCTCTCGAAGATCGACGGCATGGACCTCGACAACCTGGGCGACGACGACGACGATGACTCGGACGAGATGACGGACGAGGACATCTACGCCGAGCTCGGCGAGGACATGACGACGGCTGAGCTCGCGGCGCACCTGTCGGACGCGCTCAAGACGGACCTCACCCCCAAGGAGCTCCGGGTGCACCTCCGGGCGCTGGGCCTGGGGGTTGGCAAGGGCCGGAAGTACTCGCTGACCGCGACGGAATACCGCCTGGTCCGTGACCTGGTCACGGCTCCGGCCAACTGATCCAACGGAACGGGCCACCCCTCCGGGGGTGGTCTTTTTCGTAGCCCGCTCAGCGGGAGTTTCCGGGGTGGGGTAGGTCTCACGGTACCTAGGTACGTCTTCGGCTCACGGGCAGCTGAGATTGCCGGAAAAAGACTTGCGGAAGTGTCAGGTTTGGGCCTCACGCGGGGTAGGATTAGGGGGTACCGATCGAACGACGAAGGGGACACCATGACGGACTCGGATCTCGACGACATCCTCGGCGACATCGACGACAACGAGATTGACCGCGCGTGCGCGACGATCATCCACTTCGCTGACGACCTCGACGACGACGCGGCTGCCGCGATCATGGCTGCGGCGTACGTGGCGGACCGCACCCTCTCCGGGGTCGGCGCGATGATCCGTGACACCCTCCGCGACAACACGGACCTCACGATTCTCTGACGGGAAATCCACCCGGACGGGGGTTAGGTTGATCTCCGTCCGGGTGGTACGGTAGGCGTACCAAACAACGACGGAGGTTCCCGATGACGCACAACACCAACACCCCCGAAGCCGAGGCCAAGGTCCAGGTTCGCGTGTACGGCGGGGAATGGCGGGACTCACCCGACTTCGAACCGGTCATGATCCCCGTGGAGGATTTCGAGGCGTCCACCGTGCCGTACCTCACGGACAGCTTCAACTCCAACGTCATCGGCCTGGTGGACGCGCTGATCAGCCTGGACTGCCCGGGAGACACCGAATACAACTTGGTGTGGTCCGACTCGGGATTCTCGGTCAAAGCCAACTGCCCGGTCTGTGACGATGTGTTCCCGGTAGCGGAGGGTGCGCCTGGCGACGAGCTGAACGAGGGCTATGACGCGGTATTCTGCGGGTGTGACCCGGCTGACCAGGAATACGGGGAGTTTGTCTGATTCATCCTGCGGGTGGGGGTCGGTTACCATGGTGACCGATCCAATCTCCGCGTTTGGAAGGACGTACGCCATGCTGCCGGTCCCAACTCCCGGGGTTATCCTAGGTATGGGTGAGGTCTCCGTCTCCGTCACGGGGCCCTACGACACGATGCCCAGGCAGCCGGACGCTGACCACCTGGACCTGATCCGGCCAACCGATCAGATGGCCCTCAACCTCTCCGTGCTCATGGACGATGGCTCCCGGTGGACCGTGGTCCGCGTGCCGCGCCGCGTGGCCGGTGGAGCCATCTCAGTGACGCTACAACGGCCTGGCACCCCGGTACCGACCACCATCACGGTGCCGCGTGACGACGTCTCTACGGCGATCTGGTGGGTCGGAGAAGCCATGCCCGAGCCAGGCGGCGAGGAGCCAGGGCCGGACCAGCCGGAGGAACCGGAGCAGCCGCAGGACCAACTGTCACCGGTTTCACAACTGGTGAACACTCCGGCATGACGCGAGATGTAAGCACGTGGTAGCGTAACACCTGTTCGACGCACCGACCGGCGGTGTGGTACCCGAGGGGAGATCGTCATGGCTTTTGACTACGCATCCAAGGTGCGCGGCTTGCTTGCGAAGGCCGAGTCCGAGCGTGAGCTTGGTAACGATGTTGCGGCTGACGCTTACACCGCGAAGGCAATGCGCCTGATGGCCGATTACAACGTCGCTCAGGAAGAGGCCATTGCGCAGGATGCAACGGCAGCCGTGCCGACTCACCTCGTGATGGACATTCACTCCCATGACTGGGCGCTGTCGCACCACCTGTGCACGATCGTCCGTCAGGTGGCGAACCACACCGGCGTCATGGTCAACATCGCTTCGCTCAATGCCGGGTACCGGTTCACCCTGGTCGGTTACGACCTGGACCTTCGGCACGCCGAGTTTCTGATCACGGCCTCACACCTGATGTTCGCTACGCGGATCACCCCCACCTGGTCTGACGAGCGGTCCGAGTCGGACAACATCTTCTTCCTCCGGAATGCGGGTATCGAGCGCCGCGAGATTGCTGAGAAGGCCTGGGGAAAGGGAGCGGGTGCGGAGGCGAAGAACCGTTCCAAGGTCCAGCGGATCTATCTGCGCGAGGCTGCCACGCGCGGCGAGGAAGCTCGGGCCACCGGGCTGGGCTTCGACACCAAGACGTACCGCGAGGCGTACGCTGAAAGCTTCGTCACCACCCTCATTCGGCGTCTCCGTGAGGCACGTGACGCGGCTAACTCCGTGGGTGCCCTCCCCGCCCTGGCCGGACGCGTGGACCGCGTACGCGAGGCATACACCGAGATGTTTCCTCCGGCACCTGTGACGGACGTTAAGCCATGGGTCGATCCCACCCAGGAATGCGCCAAGTGCGCCAAGGTCAAGACCACGTGCAATGAGCACTCGTACATGCGTCCCCGTGCCTGGACCCAGCGGGACGAGATTGCCGCTCAGCGACGTGAATACTCCACCTCTGCCCGTGCTGGTCGGGCATCCGGTAAGACGGCTGCGGAGGCCGTGAATGTCTCCCGGGGCCACACCACCGCCTCCCGGCTGGACGCCTCGGGTATCGCCATCGAGAAGGGTAACTGAGCCATGAAGAGAATCATCCCCGCAGTTCTGGCCCTCGCCATGCTGGCCGGATGCGATCCCGCTCCGTCCGGCACGGTATCCGGTAAGAAGGTGGTGGTGGTGCCCAATGGTGCCTACACCTCCACGCACTATGAACTGACGATCAAAGGAAAGGGGACTACCAATGTCTCCGAAGCGGTCTACAACAAGTGCCGGAAGGGGGACCACTTCAACGGCATGAAGTGTAGCCGACCGTAACCAAAGTTCTGCCCGGATGGGGGTTGTGTCAGCTCCCGTCCGGGCGGTAGAGTACGTAGACAACACAACAACGACACACCGGAGGTCATCATGACCCGTCTCACCACGCGGGAACTCATGAACCGCACGGACGCTCCCATCATCGATTACGAAGGTGCGGGACGGCCGTTCCTCCGGGCCATCACCTACCCGGCGGTGGTTCGGGTGATCCTCTGGCCACACACCGACATCAACCTCGGTGGTGTGGGGATGACCTTCGATATCCCCACCTGTGACCTGGACCTGCCGATGTGGGATGTGATCTAAACCACATCTACCGGGGTGGGGGTTGCGATACCTCCACCCCGCACGGTAGGTTTAATGGGTAAATGACAACGACGACAACGGAGGCGGACATCATGGCGATCTCACACACGGGCCACAATCACCCGGCAACCCCCGCCGCTCGGGCCGCGTGTCGCAAGCTCGCCGCCTCCGGTGGATCTCCGACGCGTCAGCGGATCGAGGCTGACGGCTACGTCGCTAACCACATCCGCAAGACGGTCGCTAACGCGGCGATGAAGGCACGCATCGATCGTCGGGCTACGGGTTGCACGATCGATCAGCTGCACTGCGAAAACTGCGGACAGCTCGACCCGGGGCACCACGAGGGTTACACCGCGTGCTGCAACGAATTGCTGTCGTACTCGCGCACCGACTGCCGCAACCACCACGCGAACTGAACGGGGCTGACCATCATGGCAATGTCTCACGCAACCTGCACCCACCCCCGCACACCGGCCGGACGGCGCGCCTGTCGTGGCGGTGTGGTCAGCGCTCCCGCTCCCGTGGTGACCCCCGCACCCATCCGGATGACTGGCCCGGTGGCGCGGCGCATCGCGCGTCAGGCGGTGGCTGCGGATAACCTGCGTGCGCCCGTGACCCGCGCGCCGAAGCCGACCCTGGTCATCCGCACCCCCGAGACGTGCGTCCAGGCCGAGCTCCACCGGGGTTCCGGGATGTGCGCCTGCGGGTGGGAGGCCTGATCATGCGGACCATGCACCGGCGCGCGGGTACCGTAGCGTTGTGCAATACCCGGATCATCAACCATCTCACGGTGCGCGCACGTGATGTGACGTGCCTGGACTGCATCGAGATCATGAGCATGACCAATGGGGGTATGAAGTTGGCACGCCCGGATCTATTGACACGGGCTACCGGGGAGCGTAGATTTATCTCACGGCCCTTCACCACCCCTTCTCTCCCCTCGGAGGATCTCATGGACATCTACGTCGGACTCTCGGTTGTTCGCTCGGACAACCCGGACCGTGACGCGTGCGACGACGACTACCCGTTCTTGGGGGTTGTCACGGGATTCTCGACGGAGCGTTTCGGCGCGGCTGTCGTGGTCCGGCACGGTGACTACGAGGAGCGGATCGCTCGCGACCGTTTCTGGACGGTCTACCGGGCCGCCTGATTTATCCTCCGGGGCTCCCGTTCAGCGGGAGCCTACGGCTTTGGGGTAGCCCTGACCGTACCTAGGTACGCCGTCTCGGGGAGATTGGGAGAGATTGGCACGCTCCCGCCTATTGACACGATCTACCGCCCATCGTAGATTCATCTCATGACAACGACGCGCCTCAACCACACGATCTGCGATCACGCCTCCACCGCTGCCGCCCGGAAGCTGTGCCGCGCGGGGGACGCTAAGCTGCGGGGACTGGCGCGATTCGACGTTCTCCGGGTTGATGGCGTGGCGTACTCGATCGAATACATCTCGACCGGTTTCGGTTCGCCGGTTGAGGCGCGGTTCTCGTTCTGGACCCTGGCGACCGGATGGACCTCGCAGGGGTTCATGCAGGCGGATTTCTTCGCCACCGCGACCATCGAGCGTGACCCCCGCAACGTCTGAACCCCCGGTGTTGTGATCCCTTCGGACGGATGGTAGGTTAGGTACATGACAACGACGCGCTACACCCCCTCGGACCTGGAACTCGTCACGGCTGCTGACATCATCGTGGGCGACACGCTGGTGAGCTTCACCCCCACCGGCAAGGACGTGACGATCGCTCCGACCGCTCGTCAGCTCGCGCGCCTGGCGGATAACCGGATCTTCTCGGTCCCGTCGGTTACCTCGCCCCGTACCGGGATCGTGGAGTTCGGCACCGGTGCTGACCGCGCGACGTACACCCTGGGTGCCTCGGTGTGGCGCGTGGCCCGATGACTAACGACGGATGGCGCAACCTGATCGATCGGGTGCGCGCGGCTAACCCGGTGGCCCTGATCATCCTCGCTGCTGCGATCATTAACCTTGTCCTGTTTGTTGTGCTTGTCCTTGTTCCGGAGGTGTTCTGATGGCTATCTCACACGCTGACCACGATCACGCAAACACCCCGGCTGCCCGTGCCGCGTGCCGTAAGCAATTGGCATCGGCCACACCTGCGCCCACCCCGGCTAAATGGACCGTGGTCCCTTCCAAGCGGTCCAAGGCAACGGCCGATCGCCTCGCGGCGCAGGCGGCAAACCTGGGTCTGGCCCCCACCATCCGGGCAATGAAAACTGCCGCCGGTGACATGGTGAAAACCCCCGGAGATGTGCCCGTCAACTTCCCGGCCTCGATGATGTACGCGATCACCACCGCCTGGGACCGTGGCTACGGGGTGGTCCGGGGATACGCCCTGAACGACGCTGAGAGCCGCATCCTGATCGGGGGTACCGTGGGCCAGGTGTCGCTGGTTTGGAACGCTGACGGGGACTCTGGGGTGTTCATTCGGCACCTGTCGTCGTCCGTGTCCCACCGGTGTGACTCCGTGCAGGCAGCCATGGCCTTCGCCGCCGGTGACGACGACTGGCCCTGGAACGACCTGCCCGCGTGATTCGCGGCGCGACATCGGCCCGGTCCCTTGCGGGGTGCCGGGCTGTCGTGTTAGGTTACGCAGGTAACGACGACAACGACGAAGGTGGACATCATGGCGAAGCACCCCAAGGGAACGGTCCTCACGATCACGGACGCGATGGTTGAGGCGGACCGGCTGAAGATGGTTGTTCAGGCCTACTTCCGGGCCAACCCGGACATGTCTCAGAACTCGGCCATTGCTGCCGGTCACGGTCAAATGTTCAAGGATGCCGACAAGGCGTGGCGCGTCGCTACGGGATCGAAGAACACCCTCGTTTACTGCGCGTGCCGGATGGTCAACCCGCACCTCAACGCGGACCGCACCACCTATTGCTGTGGATCGACCACGGTCACGGTGTGCGCCTGATCCACCTACGACAATGCCCCGGCGTCCGATGGGATGTCCGGGGCATCGTCATGTCCGGGCCATGGAGGGCCCTCAGATCGTCTCAGCCGGGTTCAACCCGGTATTCGGGTGCCGGTGTGTATCCCAACGATTCGATGGCGTCTACGGCGTCCTGAACGGTTCGAGGCACGAACACGTGACCACACGCCGCGCGGATCAGGTCGTGCTGCCTACCTTGGACCGGGGATGGATCGCCGCCAGAAGGTGTCTTAGTCTCGAATCCCACGAAGATGCCGACGACCTGTTCTGTCTCGTACCCTTCTTCGCCAACCATCACCGGCACGCAGGCGATGATATCCGGGGTACCGGCCTGGGTGAACGGACCACCGTGCACCTTGAAGCACCAGACCCCGCGATTGCGGAGGGCCGCCATGATGGCGCGGCTCAGCTTGGATTCGGGTTGAGCTCCCATCCTAGGTACCTCCGGTAGTCCGTCGTCGGCACAGGCGGCTGTGGGTGCCGTACCCGATGTGACACATGGCGCAGCACGTTTTACCGCGCTTATCAGTAGGCCGCCCACATCGGCAGGTCATCAGAAGCACCCGCAGGTGTCATTGGACGCCGGTACTTGGAAGCACACCGGGCAGCGATCTGCGGCCTTCTTGCCGCGCGGCATGACGGTGGTGTGGTCCGTCCGCTCCCGGGCATTCACGAGCACGGCATCCTGTTCGCATGAGGTGTGAATGGTGACCCTGCCCCTATCGGAGTCCACCATTGAGACGTCGCTGCCTCTGAAGATGTCCTCATCACACGCAGGGCATTTACTGTCGTATCTTGCCTGGAACATTGTCTTCTCCCGTTTATACGAGGAAGGGGCACGATCAAGGACCCCCGAGGGAAGGTCGTTCAATCGTGCCCCTTGCGTAGCACATCGGAGGATTCCGGCCACCAATGCCTCAACAACCATGTTCCCCGATTGACCCGGCTAGGTCAACTGCGTGGATTACAGGTCGTCTGTGTCCAGATCGTCCAGGTCGTCCTCGTCGTCATCCTCGGCCGGAGCCGGGGCAGCCCGACGAGCCGTCTTGGCGGGCGGAGCCGCCGCACGACGACGACGCACTGGGGGAGCGGGCGGCTCCTCGTCCTCTTCCTCGTCCTCCTCGGGCTCCGGGGCAGGAGCGGGCTTGCGACGACGACGGGGCGGAGGAGTCGGCTCGGGCTCTTCCTCTTCTTCCTCTTCGTCTTCCTCCGGCTCGGGCTCCGGCTCCACCTTGCGGCGGCGCTTCGGGGCGGGAGCGGGCTCTTCCTCCGGGTCCTCGTCCAGCTCGATCTCGTCGTCCTCGGGCTCGTCGCCGTCCGGCACGTCCTCGTCGGCATTGGCTCCGACTTCGGCCACCGTGAATACGTCAGCGATTGCCGACTTCTCACGGCCGTTGTACTCATCGTCTTCGAGAGCGATGCCGATGGACTTGTTGACCAGCTTGTTGGGGTCGAAGCGGATGCGCTTGCTACCCACCGGGATACCGGCGGCGAGGCAGATGCCGCGCACCTTCCACAACTGCTTCTCCTCGGACGAGAGGTAGTACGGGTAGGTGGAGCGCCCGTCCCCCTCGACTTGGACGGTCAGAACCCAGCCCGGCTCCTTGCCCTCTTTGAGGTGATCGTCCGCCTTGACGATCTTGGCCCGGTAGTCACCCTCCGGCTTGCGGCGAGGGCGGAAGTTGCCCCCGTCCTTGACGTTGGAGAGGTCCACTGCGCGTACGGTGGCTGCCAATTTAGGTCGTTACCTTTCCCTCGCGCATCGCCCTCGTGAGCGACGCGACTGTCGGTTCTTTCAGGAAGTCCGGGAGGTTGAACCCCGTACGTACCCCGGTGTCATACATCTCGTGGGGACCGATGAACAGGCGGCGCTGCACCTTGGTCTCCACTTCCTTGTTCTGGACCACACCGCCCACTTTGACTCGGCGTGTGGTCGTGAACTCACCTCGGACCACGTAGATCCGGCCGATGACATCGACTACCTGGTTCAGGGGTGCGCGAGCGCCCTTGGTCAGGTCAGGTACGTACATGAATGATGCAGGCGACGCGTCCTCGTCGTCGCCGAGGTCCTCCATGTTCTCGATTTCCACTACCCGTTCCTGGGCGGTGAATATGAGGCCGACATTACGCAGCGAATGGAAGTTGTGCAACATCGACTCGATCATGCGGTTAGCCTGACCGTAAGTGCGCTGGTCAGTCTGAGTCGGCTGTCGAGTGATGTCTTTCTCGGCTTGCTGGCGGGACACGAAGTCGATAGCCATTGACAGCATGCGAGTCATGCCGTCCAGGGCGATCCACTCATAGGGCTGGTTAGTCTTGGGCGACTTGATGCCGCTCTTGACTGCGTTGTAGATCTCGTCCAGGTCGTCCCACTTGGTGACCGGCCAGACATCAGGGTCGAGCTTAGTCTCAGCGGTGGTGCCATCCTCGGGATCTGCGATCAGCACGCCGGGAGCGGTGGCGCAGAATCGAGTCTTCCCCTTCTTGTTCCGTCCGTAGATCAGGAACCGAGGCTTACGACCGGTGCCCGGACGAGCGATCTTAGCCCGAGCGATAGCGGCGTAATCCTTACCCGCCATTGAGCGCCGCCTCCACCGCAGCGACGTTCTCCTCGGTCCGATTCTCCGGGAACAGATCCAGGTGGTTGTCCCCGAAGCCGTGACCCATGGACCGATCTGCCGCCTCCGCGTGACCCGCCTCGACCTGGCTTTCCGTCAGTCCTTGGTACGAGATCACGTTGTTGGCTTCGACCTTTTCCATCATTCCTCCAATCGTTGCGCCGGTTAATCATGCCAGGGGAGACCGGGAGGTCAAACCATCTACCCGCGAGGCGTGCTCTTGAAAGCGATTGCGCACAGCGTACCCAGCAACATCAGGATGCAGATCTGACCCCATAGCGTCCACGTCATGCTGTCTCTCCCGTTGAGTCCTTGGTGTCCTGGTAGTAGTCCAGCGGGTCACCGGCACGGAATGACTTGCGCCGGATGATGTCAGCGTGCCCTCCGACCAGCTCAGTTTCACACAGAGCCCGGAAGTCACACCACGAACAGGATCGGTCAGATGCACGTTCCACTACCTCGTAATCCGCGAAGTCCGCGTGCATCCGGTCTCGTGTCTTCATTGCTGTACCAACGACGCGAGCGATCATGTCGTCGTCTTTCTCCAACGTGTCCCGTCGGAAGAATGGCGAGGTCTGCACTGCGCCGGGCTGCCACCGCTGGGACTTCAGAGATCGCAGCTTGGATCGATACGGCTCGGCGGTGTGGTCAATCCCGTTAGCCTTGATGGCACGCGCGTAGGTGGGCCAGTCCGTGTCGATAGCCGCAGTGGACAACCGCTCCCTGGACGTGCCTACGTACACCATCTTGGGGCTGGTGGGTGGCTTGGTGCGCAGGTAGTTCCACTGGAATCCCCGGACATCATAGCCATTCTCACGGGCTGCCCAGATGTAGAGCGGGGACGCTGCATCCAGGATGCGGAAGGTACCATCCGGCAACGACTTGTGCGTCTTGTGATCCACGATCAGCAAGCCGTACTGGTCCTCTACCAGCAAGTCGAGGCGGCAGCGATAGATGTCTAGTCCGTCTTCGCTATCGGGCCACACCGCCTCGAACGTCACCTCCGTACCTAGGATCTTCCAGCCGTGCATCGGGTCTGAGGCGTCCGCTCCGTAGTGCCACAGGTAGGAACGCATTAGCCTCGCGCACTCGGTCGGCAGATCGCCCAGCGCGTCCTTCTCTTCATCGAAGAGCTGATTGAACTTCTTGGTCAGCTCGGCGTGACGATTCTTCCAGTCGCCGCCCTGGTAATGGACTTCGAGCAGTTCGTGCACCCAGGTACCACGTCGCAAAGGCTGGTCCCGCTGGGTAAGGATGCGCTTCTTCAATCGCTCCGCGTACTTGTACTGCGCTTGCTTGGGGCACCGGAGGTAAGCCTTGATCATGCTGTGAGTCGTGATCCGTTTACCTCCGTCCTCGTATAGCGCAGGCATCCCCAGCGGGCCAATCTTCACGGTGGTCACGCCGCTACCATCCTTACTTCATCGCGGAGCCATTCCGCAAGGCGTACGTTATCGGCTGCGCGCAAGCCCAACAACTCGGGCGGTACTTCCTTGGCTGCACCCCATCGTGTACCCACCTTGCAGTCAGCCACGATAGGAACATCCATCACTACGCCGAACTTCTCTTCCAGGGGCAAGTTCTCCATTGTGTACTTGATCTGCGGGAGGGCGATCTCCAAGTCATCCCCGTGGATCTCCCAGTTCACGGCGTCGTGAACCGAGCCAATCGGATACGCCCGGACACCCTGCGACCGGAACTTACGCGCCAGGATGACCAATGACAGAGCGCACATGTCCGAAGCGAACCCCTGCACCGGCGAGTTGATGGCCTGGCGCTCGGCCTCAGCCATGACACCCCGGTCGGGTGAATAGATGTCGGGTAGATGGCGAACCCTTCCCATCGGTGTCTCGACACGGCCGTAGGTGTGGGCCAGCCGTCGCTGCTTGGCGTGCCATGGCACCAGCCCGGGGAACTGGTCGAAGAATGCCTTCCGGAATGCCACAGCCTCGTGCTCGGTAACCCGCACCCCGTAGTTCTCCCAAGCGGTCTGGATGAACTTGCGCCATCCCATTCCGTACAGGAAGCCGAAGTTAACGGCCTTGGCCTTCTTGCGCTCTTCCTTGGTGACCTGGTCGGCAGGCTTACCGGTCATCCGCATAGCCATAGCCATGTGGACATCCTGATTAGTCGAGTACAAGAACTTCATCACGTGCTCGTTAGCGATGAAGGCCGCGACCCGTAGCTCGATCTGGGAGTAGTCGAACTCCACAAAGAACGATCCAGGTGGAGCTCCGAAGATCCCGCGTGTCAGGTCACCCCGAGGCACCTGTTGAAGGTTCACGCCCTTGAATTGCTTACGGGATGTGACCTTCTCTGAGTCTTCCTTACCCGATGACATCCGGCCGGTCACGGTGCCCCAGGGCTTGAAGACCGAGTGCATCCGGCTGTTCTCATCGATGATGGTGGACCACGGGGCGAAGAAGGCAGTGTCGTACTTGTTCCAGGTTACCCGGTCCCCGATCAGCTTGGCTACGGTTGCCCCCGGCTGAATCTCCGTCATGTCCGCGAGGTACGCAAGCGTGCTCTCGTCCATCGAGGGCATTCCCGGCGACCCGTCGTCCTTGGTCTTACCGCGCTTGACCACCGGAAGGGCGAGGTGATCGAACAGAAGCCACCGTGCAAAGTTGGATGCATTCCAATTTACGCCGGTAGACCGGATATCGCCTGTACGCTTGTTGCGGACGATGAAGGGGTGATCCTCCGGCACGTATTGATCGAGCTCGTCGTGCAGATCGTTCAGCTTCGCCTTGACGATGTTCCAGTTCGTCATCAGCTGATCCTGGTCTGCGTACACCCCCCGGCGCTCGACGTAGCACAACTCACGAACCAGCGGCATCATCAACTGACGGAACAGGTTAGCCAGTCGTGGCTGATCCGCCAGTTGTTCTCGGAAGACGAAGTACAACCGGAGCGTGTGCCAGGTGTCTAGTCCATTGTATTCAAGCACTTCCTCGATGGGGTCGGACATCAAGTCCTTGGTGTCGATCCCCCAGGCATCAGCCCCGAGAAGCACGGACGCCAAGGGCTTCAACCCCTTCGGCCGGTTCTCGTCGAGAAGGGCCGCCGCTACGATCGTGTCGAAGGTGGGGGTGAACTGGTCGAGCTTGGTGAAGTGCTGCAACCACTTGGTGTCGAACTTGGCATTGTGGGCCACACGCCGAGGGCACCGGAGCATCGCCTTGACGATGGCTACTATGACCCTTACCCACGAAGTACGAAACCAAGATCCGGGGTGGTCTAGCGGGACGTTCCAGGTGTGTGCGTCGCTCATGTCCGGTCCACCGGTGACCGTGACGCTGATCGAGATGATAGATGCTCCTGGATCGCTCTCAGCAGCGATTGGCGTTTCGATGTCGTATGACACCGCCCAAGCGTCGCGTACGGCGCTTAGCATGGCTCTCAGGTCGTCGCGCGTACGTACCACGGTGACGTGACCCGCGTTGGTGTGGTGTTCGGGTTGCTCCCCCTCTCCCCGCACCAACCGGCCGAAGTATTGCAGGTCCGCGACTAGACCACCCCTCATGCCGGGATTCCGGCTGACGGCACTGGGGCTGATCGTGGGGAAGATGATTCCGTCACCTTCCTGGATGTTGAATAGCTTCCCCCGGTTCTTCGTGATATCCGCCCAGCCGGATGCGGCGAACCATGCCTCTGCGCCGAGGGTCAGGACGTAATCGAAGTTCATGTGTGCGAACTCCGCACGCAGGAACAGCGAGCACGCCTTCTGATCCGTCTTGGTGGGATCGAGGTTGTAGGTCCGGCACTTCAACGCCGAGAGCCACATGACGGAGGTGTGGTCAATGCCTGCCTCGTCCAGGTATTGCACCAACTCCTTATGCGTCCGGCTGCCGGTTGCGAGAGGGAACTTGGTAACGACAGCAACCCGGGCAGTGGATGGTCCCTGCCCGGTAATGCAAACGTCCTCGGGCTCTGTGTCGGAATGCAGCTTGCACGCGGTACAGGCTGCATTCCTAACAGCAAGCTCGAGCGCTGGCGCTCGCTTCATACATCAGACCTTGTCGACTTGGACTCCGGCACGCCGGAGAAGATCGATACCCGCCGGATCACGGTACGAGCGACCGTACACGACTCGGATGAGCCCGGCTGCGATGATCAGCTGCGCACACGGATAGCACGGTGAGAGGGTGGTGTAGAGGGTGCCACCGGCCACCGCAGTGCCGTTGCGGGCTGCGTAGGCGAGGGCATTGGCTTCCGCGTGGATGGCTTCTTTGCAGCCGCGATCGAGGGGAGTTTCTGGCAAGGGGATCACGGGGGATACTCGGTGGACGATGACACTTCCATCGGTTCGAGTTGGTACTGGGTGGTTGCAGTGCGGCATTCCTGCCGGGGCACCGTTGTAGCCAGAGCCGATCTGCCGCCCCTGCATGGCAATCACGGCACCTACGTGGTTCCGATCGCAGGTGGATCGCTCCTCCCACAGTTCAGCGGCAGCCATCAGTACTAGATCGACAGTTGGTCTAGTCATCGGGTTGCTTCCTCTACGCGAGCGTTGAGCTTCGCAGTGTCCCCTACGAACGAGTGGAGTGAAGAGATATGCATAGCCAGGCCACCGACTCTGAAGTGGATAGCCCCATCGCTACGGGCAGTGACCTGGTTAGCCACCCAGGTGGTGAGGGCGGCAGCGAGGAACACATCGTTCGAGAGGTGGCGGTACGCATCGCAGGACCGGATGTAGTACCGGCAGGACAGTCGACCACCCCGCTGCATGAAGTGGTAGCCCAGCGTGCACGGGACGCGCTGCCCGTCCACAGCCCCGGTGTCCTCGGGGAACCACACCGGCAGGTACGCCTGACGCGTCAGCGGGCTGCGCACCAGCAGATCCACCACATCGGACAGGTCTCCGTACGAGAACCGGATGCCCTTGTGATGGTTGCCCTCGAACACCGGAGGGCACGGTGCGTTGCCCAGCCCGGCGTACTTGGGCCAGAACCGCTCAGGGTACGTGTGATCGAACTGCTCCCCGTTGGTGTGGTCCGCGTTGCTGCGTACCGCGTACGGCCATCTGACGTGGCTGGGGGCAGGGTTCAGAGGGGTGCCGCTCACCCGCTCTTCGAAGTGCTCGGCGACCCACTCGCCATCGATAGCCGGGAACATGTCGTAGATGCCCCCCGCCGTCTGCGGCAGCCGTTCCCACACCAGCGATACGTCTTCGAGTTCGTGAGTGACGTGCACAGGCGACTTCCGGGTGTCCATGGCCTGCCACTCGCCGGTGTGGACAGTGGGCGATTCGAGAAGGTCACTGATCAGGTGAGCGTACACACCCGGTGCCTTTCCCTCGGGAAACAGATACACCTTCACTTGACGGTAATCCTTCCTTGCCGGACCAACAGGTTACGCAGTGATAGCGAGGTCCGGGCGTGGCTCATGGCGATATCCGATAGCAGCAGTTGTGCTTCCTCGTATCGCTCAGCTTCCAGGCAATCGCGGACCTCACTGTATCGCCTCGCCATGCGAGCCATGAACTTGTCGAAGCCACCCATCATGGCGAAGTGATTCTTAGTCCTCGTCATCGTCGAAGTCTTCCTCATCGAACAGGGAAGCATCCCCTCTCGTGTTGCGCAGCGGGGACAGATCCAGCGTGGAAGACATCAGATCGGGCAGCGCACTGAACCCCCGCTTACCGCCCCGATTGCGCGTGCCTCCGACGAACTGGGCCGCGTAGTCCTCGCCGAATACCTCGGTGTGGAAGCGCCGCCGGACGCGTGCGAAGGATGAGAACGACTCGTCCCCGTAGAGCGTACCGGCATCGTCCGACTTCTTGATACGCGCGTACCCGTCCAAGGCCTTGCGCCATCCCACCTGGTTGCCCGGTGCGCGCCGGGAAGGGTAGTCCAGGCGGCGAGGCAATGCCTCATCCATCTCGGCCCTGACCTCGTCATCGGTCAGCATCCAGGCGAGAGACCGGAAGCCGTGGAACTGGGCCAGGTCCAGGTGCCACACGAACTGGATGCGCCGTAGAGGGATGCCGGTGATCCGGGCACACTCTGCGGCGTACGCACGCACGACTGTGAGATCCACCAGCGCGAGGTATCCGAAGTACGTAGTGCGGCTGTTCAGAGTCACCGTGGGGACGGGCAATCGACGGAAGGACAGGTTGAGCATGCACGAGCCCCAGCGACGGCGCACACCGCGACCGGTGCCCTTTCCCTGGACCAATCGCGTACGCAGCACAGCGATCCCCCGGCCCTGGCTGCCGCCGTACTTCGGCCCGGACATCCGCTCCTCGACCTTGGCGAGGTTGTCCTCCAAGGCAACTGGGTCGATGTACTGACGCACCATCATGGTCCACCGGGAAGCCGGAACCCACAGCTTCTTCAGATTGTAGTCGAAGTCGATCGTGTCGCAGTGAATGCTGACGTTGTGGAGTCCCACCTCCGTGCCGTGGGACCAGTCGTAGTCCGGCTTGCCTGACAAGGCATCCGCGTTGTTGCCCCAGATGAGCTGCTCGCACATTGCATCGTGCGCCTCAACGGGGTTGTCGAAGCTGTAGGCGTTGATCATGCGTTGGCCTCGTTGATCTGTGCGGCGCAGAAAGCGGCCTGCATGAACGTCTCCGGCATACAGTCGACGGCGTCATCATCGAAGGCACGCTTGCAGCCGGGGCACTTCGTGGAGACTCCGTCGTAGCCTTCGGCCTGGCGGAGGATGTTCTTACGGTTCTTGGTCACGTAGCCCTGGTACAGATCGTCAGCGGTCATCCCGCTGTGCAGCATCAGGTTCATGAAGAAGTGCCAGGCGTCCACCAGTTCCGCGCGGAATGCATCCGTGTTCAGGTGGTTGCTGGATGCCCAGGGCTTCCACCCTGACTCGGCCAATGCCTCGTGCAGTTCGTCGGTGCACGCGAGGACGTTGTCTCGGATGGCTGCCATCCGCTCCTCGTCAGTGAAGTCCTCGATGGACTTACCGTCGTTATACATGAGCTGAAGCTCACGCTGCATCTTGAGCATGTGGGTAAGTCGGGGGTCCACCGTGATCTGCACGGTTACCGGGATCGGCATTAGACCTGGCTCGCTTTCAGGTTCATGCGCAAGGTGCGCGCAAGGTTACGGGGTCGATCGTTGCGGTAGTTATATCGGATCAACACGCCAGGCCACATGACCGTGGAGTACTGGGTGTGCAGGTACGTCATGTTCTCGATGACTCCGGGCATGTGCCCGTCCCTCGTCCGGAGCAGATTGGACTGGATGGTAGAGAATGGAGGCGAGCACACCACCAGGACCGCGTGCAGCCCGATGACCGACTTGTAGGTCTGGACCCACGGTCGACTACCCCACACCCCCCGCAGACCGGGGTTCACCTCACGGACGGGTGCGTAGATCGGTTCGCTGATGATCGGGTGCCGGTTGTAGAGGGACGGCGGGAGGGTATCCTCCATCGCGAGGGTGTCCTTGACTACCCACTCCGCCAGGTTGGACACCGGTCCGCCGAGGGACGTGCTGGCCCTCTCATGCACAACGAACTCCGGCATCAGTTCGAGAAGGTCCGCGATGAGCGTATCCTTCCCCGAGCCGTCCATGCCCTCGATGATCACGTGTCGCCTCTGGGTGATCATCGGGCCTGGTCCAGTGCCCGGTGTCCGGCCTTGGTCCACTTGGGACCCTGCGAAGTCAGGTATGCATTGAGCACCATGAACAGCATCAGCCACCCCAGCGCTGCATGATCGTCGTGGTGCCACCAGTTAACCACTGCCATCCACCAGGCGAAGATGCCGCCCAGGATGAATAGCACGAGAAGTAAGAAGAGGGCCGTCGCTCGCTTCACCACGTTTCCTTTCGTCGTTGGTGTGGTCACGTTATCGGCGTGAAGCCGAGCCGCGCAAAATAGCTTCCGGGCGTTTGAGAATGGTCTTGGCTACGTCCCCGTCATTGAGAAGCGTTTCATACAACAACTGGTCTACCGTGCTGGGCACGATTAGGAACGTGTGCTGAACTGCGTTGTGGTGCAGCGCGTTCCGGTCCCGCATCTGGGTGTAGTCCACGTAGGATGCCGTGAGAGAGTACCAGATGGTGTGACCGGCTGCCCGCATGTCGATCCCCACCCCACCCGCCTGCGGCTGAACCACCATCGCGGCCGCTTGCCCAGCGTGCTGGCTGAACAGTCTCAGAGCGTCGTCAGTGGCCGAGCGACTCATGCCGCCCCGGATGGACCAGGCCGGTATCTTCAACGTCTTACAGAGCGTCTGGATAGCGTCCAGGTCGTGCTTCCACCGAGCCACGATGATGACCGGCTCTTCCTTCTCGATCACCTCGTCGAGCAATAGCTCTTTCAAGGCCGTCAGCTTCTCCGTGCCTACCTTCATCGGTACGCTGATGGTCTTGTCCGGGTTGGTCGGGTGAGGCTTGACCACACCAACGTGACCGGAGGTGATCTGCGCGAGGCGCATGGCTACGACGAGGGGGATAGACGCCTCGGCGATCTCACCATTCTCCAGCTTGGTCAGCATGTCTCGGGCCATCTCATCGTAGTGCTTGCCCGAGGTGGTTAGCTTGACCTCGACGATGCGATCAGGCAGTGTGTCGGGCAGATCGAAGCAGTCGGCTCGCTTGACAACCAGCCCGTCTTGATGGATACCCCGTTGAAGGTCACGGAGACCAGCCTCCCGAGGACCAACCCATTGCGGGAAGCCATTGTGCTCGATCCACTTGCCGGTGTGGAGTCGGAAGTCTTCATAGGTGGCACCCCACTCGGAGAAGCGATTCGGTGCAATCAATCTCCACTGCATGTAGATGTCAGCAGATCGTCGTGCCTTGGTGATCGGCGTACCGGTGAGGATCAGTTGGTGCGAGAAGAACCGGCGCATTCCTACGATCATGTTGGACGCCTTGCCTGATGGGTTCTTCAGCTTGTGGCTCTCGTCCACGATGATGAGGGCTTCATCGCCGTCAATCCACTTGATGATGTAGTCGCGGTTCTTGAAGCGACCCGTGGATCTACTCCGGCGTCCGCTGGGCAACACCTTTCCCGGGGTGCCGAACGTCTCGAAGTTGGTCACCACCACCTGCACGTCTGCGTGTCCGGCCGGTTGCCGGATGGCTCCCTTGCGCCGTTCCTTGGCGTCCCACACCACCATCTCATGCACCAGCGGGCAGTGCGTGTGGAACTCGCGCACCCAGGTACCAAGCACGCGGTTCGGAGTAATGACTAAGATCTTCCGGACCTTGGACTTGTGGTAGAGGATCGATGCGATATCGATCGATGTCTTAGTCTTCCCGGTGCGAGGTTCGAAGAGAAGGGCCGCCCCGAGTCCCCGCCCGAACTGACGGAACGCGAAGCGGATGCCTTCTACCTGGTGCCGGAAGGGCCGAGTCTTAAATCGGTAGCGCATGGAAGTGATGCCTCCGGCACGTGTTGCATGTCAGTTGAGGGGGATCGTGAGGGCAGGCCATGCGCATACCCATGAGCTCAATCGGGTTAGGCTTCTTGGGGTAGTACGCGGGAGGGCCAATGAACACCAGACACCGTGCCCAGGTGGGCAATCCCTCTTGTCGCCAGAACACCGGCTGCGGGTACGCGACGTGCTGGTCTTGTTCGAAGTCCCACCAGAAGTGCACCTTGCACCACCGGGAGCATGCGTGATCACCCCAGTCAAATCGCTTGCTTACCATCGATCCGCTTCACCTCCAGCTTGCGCAACCTCCGCAGGTTATCCCTCGCCGCCTTAACTGCCCGGTGCCGATCTCGACCGACCGGCGTCCACTGCGCGCCCCATAGGTCATCCTCCGCCCACTGGATGTCTCGGGTGAGGGAATCGCTGGCAGGCGGATCGGTCGCGTGAAAGTGGGTGTGGTAACTATGCGCAGCGTCCCCGATAACGGAGTATCCGCTCGGCCCAGAGGGCCAGTCCCAGATGATGTAGTTCACGTTTGACTCGCTTCCACAATGGCTTGCTTCCACGACACCAGCCCATCCTGGTGGACCTCACTACCCGGAATCAGCTCTACATTCGGGTAGAGCATGTCAAAGGACAGTCGGTGATCAGTGAGGATCCACCAGACGATGAGGCTGAATGTCGGGTTAAGCGGGTGAGGATGGGTGATGGCAAGCACCACCGCTTTCACTCCGGCGAGCGTCATCACGTCTCCGGTCTTCAGGTCTCCGAACCTCATCCCTTGGCCTCCATCTTCTCCATCTGTTCGATGCTGGGCTGGGTGATCCACCGTACGCCGCAGATGATGCAGCGCATGTTAGCGTCCTCGGCGATCACCGGCTGACGACGGAGCGCGTGGTGATTGGAGAAGAGGGGCATCCAGTACGACGGACGGCGGCAGCGCCCGCACCAGTGCAGGTCGTAGCCATCCCAATGGAAGGTCTGCCTCCATCGACGCTCCACAACGATCTGTGAGGTCTTGGGATTATCCGGGGTGGGTCGGCGCGGCTTACGGACTTTCTGGTCGTACCACTCTCCTGGGGGTGCATAGAACACCCTCCGGCTGGTCACGGTGGGATCGTCGGTGGATCGCAAGCGCTTGACGAAGATGGGCCACACCGCCCGGTATGACGGGTAGCACTTGGTCAGCCACCGGTGGTCTGCGGTCTGGACCCACAACTGCCAGGGATTGCCGGAGCCCTCCCGATTGGCGTTGTGTGCTGGCGGTACCCGCTTCATGTACGCACGGAAGAGGGGATCCTCCATGAGGTACGCCATACGGGGCGGTGTGGTCGGCATCAGAAATCCATCTCCGTCAGGCGGTAGATCGTGCGAGTGTCGCACCCTCGAACGATGATCGTACCCTTGCCTGTGATAGCGATCCGCTCGTAGATCTCGTCCTCGGCTTTGGGCTTGGACGGCGGGGCATCCGGTGCCGGTGCCTTCTCGGTGTTGACTGCGAAGACCCCGTTCTGCACCTTCACCACCATAGGCGCGACCCGCTCGGACCGAGCCTTCCGGATGTGGGCGCTGAACGCGTTCATCACGGTAGTAGCCGACCGTCCGATCTGGTCACCCACCTCCGTAGCGGTAGCCGATCGGCCCAGTTTCACCAGTGCCTGGTAGGCCGGGTCAAACACGTTCGAGCCTCGCGGTGTGGTCATGTGTTCCTCCATGTCGTTGTTGGACGAGGCATCCTGACACGGCTCCGATGAGCCGGGCAAACGACGTGCGATGATGATCCGGCACACATTGATATGGGAGTTTGGGAGGGCTCATGGGCAGACGCGGTCCCTTGGCGGAGACGATACCCGATACGGATGAGCCTCGTATCAAGCCTGCGCTCGTGCAGGTATACAGGGACGAGTGGGAGCAGTTCCAAGACAAGCACGGGCGGGGCAATGTCTCGGCTCGGATCAGAGAGCTAGTGCGTGAGGACATCAAGCGTGGATAAGCGGGCTGCCGGGCAGTACCTCAATAAGCTCTACGGCAAGGCCGAGGGACACGTCTCGGCTGCGTATAAGGACAAGGACGAGTCCTGGCAGGAGACCCAGTTCTCGTGGCCGGGTGATAGGGACAAGCTCATCGCCTGGGCTGACATTCACCGAGATGCCAATGTCTTCGTCTGCCCGGCCCTCCGGCAGGGGAAGAACCGCGTCAAGGGCGACGCCCTGCCCACACGCTGGCTCTGGGCTGATGTCGACTGGGACAAGGTGCCGGAGGACAAGTATGCCGCCGTGCAGCGCCGGATCGCTGAGATCGGTACGTACGTCGTCGCCTCTGGCTCTGGCGAGAACTCACACGTCTACGTGCAACTAGACAAGGCTGTGCCTGTCGCCGAGCACTACCGCCTCAACAGTGGACTGCGGGACTATCTCTACGCCGATGCTAAGCACGCGGACAACTCGCTGCTGCGTCTCCCTGGCACCACCAACTGGAAGTCTGAGGCTGGCTCTCCGGTGCGGGTTAAGGGCGGGAACAGCAAGCCCTCCGCTGTTGCAATGTTGCTGAAACACCGCGAGTTCAGGGACGTTAAGGTCATCGATGCCGTGGAGGAAACTGACTGGAAGGTAGTCGATGTGGGGGCATACTCTCCCCGCATCCTCCGCATGGCCCAGATGCCCAGCGCCGAGGCTGAGGCCAAGTACGGGAATCGGCATAAGGCGGTGTGGGCCATCACGGGTGAGCTCCACAAGCGAGGCCTGGACGATGACGCGATCCACACCCTGATGGATGCGTTCCCTGCCGCCGTCGAGAAGAACGCCGAGGAGCACAACGGCTACAACGTCCACAAGGACGTAGACAAGCGCTTGATGTGGGACCGGGCTAATATCAAAGCCCTCGCCGAGGACGACGATGTCTCAGAGGACGCCGGGGATGTCTTCGAAGATGTCACCCTTGAAGAGATGGAACAATCTCTTATCGAAGAAGGTGTCAAGAAAGAGCTCCTGCGTAGGTCCATCCGTAGGGCCGCTGATGTGGCCGAGGCCGAGCGGGGGTGGGTCGGACCACCCGACGATGTGTCCTGGTCGCTTACAGACGGTCTCAGCAACCCTCCCCAGCCTGTACCACACCTCATCGCGGGGCTGGTCGGCGCGCGTCACAACGTGGTGCTTACCGCACAGTACAAGACGGGTAAGACTGCATTCACGATCGGGTCTATTGCGTCGTCTCTAGCAGACGGGAATCCTTTCCTCGACAAGTTCGAGGTAACCAGCCAGAAGGTGGTGGGCCACTGGAACTGCGAGATGGACCCTGCCGAGATGATGGATGACTACATGCGTCCCGTGGGCATCGAGAACACGGACAACTTGCATGTGGCTAACCTGCGCGGCTACAACCTCAACATCATGACTCCGCTGGGCAAGGCCTGGGCTGTCAATTGGCTTACCACACGCGCGGTCAAGGTGTGGACCATCGACTCATTCGCTCGCCTTGCACGTATGGCCGGTGTGTCCGAGAAGGACAATGACGAGGTGATGTCGCTGCTGATGGCGCTCGATGAGATCAAGGTCCAGGCCGACGTGGAGGTGTTGTTCCTCATCACTCACACCGGCCGTGCCGAGATGGAGGCCGGGTCGGAACGAGCGCGCGGTGCTACCGCTATCGATGACTGGGCGGATGCCCGCTGGATTATGGTCAAGGTGGACCAGGTAAGGACTTTACGCGTGGAAGGCCGTGGTGTCTCGTTGGATGAAACTGCCCTCATGTTCGATCCTGAGACTAATCGATCTATTGCTGGCTTCGGGGGTCGTGAGGAAATCAAGAACGATGGCGGTGTGCAGACCATTATCCGGTTGGTCAAGGACAACCCTGGATGCACCCAGACCGAGCTGTTCCGGTTGGTCAAGGACAAGTGTAGCCAGCGATTGGCTAGGGGGTTCATTGAGGATGCGATAACCGGTGGGTTCATTGAGGTGAAGCTAGCATCCGGTGGGCGGGGGAAGCCTTCCCAGCGGCATTACCTGGCGGGGTATGACAAGCCCGAGGAGGGTGCGACACCGAGGGACGTGGATATGCGGGCTGCAAATAGGCGACGCAGTAACGGACGGTAATCGGTTGAAAAAACAGCGTAAATAAAGCAGCCTGACGGGGGGTGTGAACGTGGTGGACGGGGTGGGGGTGGCCTATCGTGGGGTCATGTCCGGAATGTAACAAAGCAGTATGCTTGGTTTAATCGCTGTATTAACGTTAGTCAGTGTGCTTTATTAAGCGCTGGGTTTGCGGACCGCACCGGGAATTAAACCAAGCAAAAACCCCTCACTTTATGTGGGGTTTGCTGGTTTATTAACGGTAGGTCTTATGGAGCTAATGGACGTGAGAGAATGGATAACCCAGCATGGTACGTAAGGTTGCTGGGACTGAGAGGGGGATGGAAGCTTTCTCGAGAGGTCTTTTGGGCTTGCCTGTGCAACGGTAGGTAAAGGCGTTAGTTATAAAATGACTAATGGTAGTTGAAGGTGCCATGGTTGCGAGGCTATGCCCAGGGGTGGGATAGTTGATGGACCCAACAACCGAGGGAAAGGGTCGTGAGATGAAGGACGATTCAAGGGAACTGGACTGGGCTCCGAAGAAGATCCGGGGATTGGAGGAAGACCTCGCCGGAACAGACAAGGCGGTGGTCACTCTCAACCAGCGCATCTCCAAGCTAGAGCATGAAGTCGAGGGGTTGTGCGCTGCCATCTTCGAGTTGCAGCACACCGCTGGATTGAGTCGCGGTGTGGTACCCGGCTTGAAGACGATCCCAGTCGATCCGCCGATCAAGGTCGAAGCCGGAGACGTGGTGCTACTCGGTGGCCTGTTCGAAGACCCGGACTACTCGCCGCCGGTGGGTGGCTTGACGAAGCTGGCCGGTGTCCAGGCCATGAAGCGAGAGACCTATGAACGGGGCTTCACGGCTGGTTCTAGCCGGGCGCTCCGACTCGCCGAGCGGGGAGTCCGGAGATACATGGATGCGCACTTCTCGACTGCGACCATCGAGGCAGTAGTTAAGGCGATGAAGGCTACTGACTGATTTGGTGCCGGAGTTTGGGGGTGTGCCATGATTGACCCCATCGACCAACCGACGGCACCGGGAGAGGAAGTGGTTCCAATGACGATCTCAACCAACTTCATCTCGGCACTGTCGGGAGTCGACAACGACTTTCCCCAGGCCGGGAGGGTGTTCTACCGAGATGGTGGCCTTCGGTAGTTCGCCGATCGGAGGGGCCGCAACCTAAGGGGATGGGTTGCGGTCCCTTCGTCTATCCAATGGAGACAGACTGATGGCTGACCCGATCATCATCACGATCAACGGTGAGATGCGAGAGAAGCCTTGGACTGCCGATCCTACCGCCACTATCGAGTTCATCCGGCCGGTGCTCGTCCGGCACGCTGACGGAACCGTGATTGAGCCCGGTTCTGATGGCCCTGTGCCGGTCGCAGTCAATGGCACGTTCAGCATTCCGGTCATGCCTACCAACGATCCGGCCTGGGCCCCTGTCGGGTGGACTTATGAGGTCGTGATCTTCGACGGTCAGCGGCGGTACAAGTACTTCGCTGCTGTGCCGTATGACGTTCCTGGCCACACCATGCCGCTCCCTATCCCGGCTCTGACGGGATCACAGGGCCTGGCTTATGCCCCGATCAACCACACCCACAGTGGACCCATCTCCGGCCCTCTACAGCTCTCTGAGACGGCTACTCCGGCACCCCTGGCTGACATCATCCAGATGTATGCGAAGGACATCGATACCAACACGGTGCCTCGCATGATGCTGCCGGAGGGCATCGAGATCGACCCCATCAGGGATACGTCCTTCGTGGTCCGGAACGCCACAGGCGGGACGCTGACCAAGGGCACTGCGGTGTTCGCTAACGGAGTGCACCCCGGATCTGGCACGATCCCCACGGTTGGCCTGGCGAGGGCCGACAGCAAGACCACACTGCCTGTCATCGGTGTGATGATTGAGACGTTGTTGAACAACGCCTACGGCCGAGTCATGGTGCAGGGCCGCATCGACAACCTGGACACCTCTGGGCTTGCCTCTGGTGTGCCGGTGTACCTCTCGGCTACCACTGCCGGAGCGCTTACCACGACGCTCCCAGCTCACCCGAACTACCGCGCTGTCGTTGGTGTGGTCCTGCGTTCTCACGCCACTCTCGGTGCTCTGGCTGTGCAGCAAGCGGACGTGAATGGAGACGACAGCGGTACGGCGCAGAACTCGTACTCCATCGGCAACAACCAGACCGGCATCAAGTCGGTAGTGTTGAAGAATGGCTTCTCGTCTTCGCTGCAAGCCAACCCCACTGCGGCTCGGACGTGGACCCTCCCCGATGTCTCGGGCACCCTGGCAGTAGGCGGTCCTTACTTGCCGACTGTGGCTCCGGTGGTAACTGACTCCACGTTCACTGTGGTGAGAACTGCTGGTGGTTCTGCCCGGTGGAGGTCCAGTGGCGGGGCACTAGACTGGGAGATTGTCGGAGACGTTATCGAGTCCCGATGGGCTAACCAGGACTACACCGGAGTGCAGACCAACCTCCGGCGGCTACGAGGTGATGGCAATACCCTGGTGGGGCTGACGGAGTTCGGGTCTGGTGCCTTCGCTGCGGAGCAGTCCATTGACCAGCGCGCAGGCCAGGGGGTTGCTTACCTCGGAGCCAAGAACGGCCTGACTAACATCGGCCTCTGTGGCTACAAGGATACTCCCGGAGCGCCGACCACTGGGACCTGGGCTGTCGGCAACGTGGTGGTGGCTACTGACGGTGCCTATCGGTGCACTGTGGCCGGTACTCCGGGCGGGTGGATCGCCCTTCTCGGATCGGCCACACCGCAGCCCAGTGATCACAACCTGAACGGGTGGACCTACGACCCGGCTGCCTCGGTGTTCGGTACCCTGGCGCAGGCCACCGCTGGACTGGTGCGCGTGGCGCGAGTCAAGATGACCACCTCGGTGCTCACGAATATCCACTTCCACCTCACGGCTGGCGGTACGGCTCTCACATCTGGCCAGTGCTTCGCTGCCGCGTACAACGACGCAGGGGCGCTTCTCGGGCCTGGTGCTATCACTGCCTCACTGCACGCAACCGGTGCTAACGGATGGGGTGACGGAGGCTTTAAGACCCACCCTCTCAACACTCCGATGGCTGTGCAGCCCGGTGCCTGGTACCGCATCGCCTGGTGGTTCAACGGCACGACTGGTGCCACCTTCTCGCGAGCGAGCAACAACGGCTCGGCGATCGTGAATGCTAACCAGACGGCAGGCCAGGCGCAGTACGCCACCGCTAACGCGGGTGTGACGACTACTGCCCCGGCTAACCTCAGCGGATACGCCGGTGACAGCACGGCCTGGTTCGTGGCTACGTCTTAGCATGGCACGATGGCCCAATGGCTATCAAGCGATGTGAGGTTGTTGTCCCTGGCGCACTGTGCGGTGGTGTGGTACCCCGCCCTCGGTGCAATCTGGTCATCTCTGACGGGCCACACAGTGGTGACCACCGCGCGGCGTATCGGCCCAAGGGTGTGCGCGGCAAGGTGATCTATAAGTGGGCAGGCGTTGAGTTCCGTCCACTTCGGCCAGAGGTTGAGCTGATTGCTCCCTCCGCTGACCACATCAATCCGCGTAGGGCTCGGCTCGTATAGCCGGTGTTACGGTGCTGGGTATGAGCTCCCGTTCACTACCGCAACACCTGTTCATTCCGGGAAGGTTTGGCAGGTGTGACTGGACGATCCCCACGACCTGGCATCGTAAAGGCTTCCGTCTGCACAAGTGTCACATGTTGCTGTCTGACACCGTGCACCGGACCTACGGATGTCGATGGGTAGCGGATTGCACCGAGCGGTTCTTGTCTGTGGAGTCTCGTGACCGGCATGAGCAAAATGCACACGGGAACGGGTGGTAGTGGTGATCATCGGACAAGCGGACTACATGCGGGAATGGCGTAAGACTCCGGCCGGGGTGAGGGCGTTGAGGATCCAGAAGCAGCGGGCTAATGCGCGCCGCAAGGCCTTGGCTGACTTGGAGGCCCAGCACCAGGCAGAGTACAACCGGCTGTATGCGGAGTACCTGGGCGCTGAGGACGCTGTTTGACGGCTAGGCGATAGAGATTCATAGTTATGAGGGTCGGCCGTTCTGGTCGGCCCTCAACAGTAAGGGAGAAGGATATGAGCGGGGACTGGGAGCCGCAGGCCAGCCGGGGCAGGTCGTGGGTGCCTGTGGTGGTAGCACTGGTGGTGCTGTCGATGTTCATCGCGGCACTGACGATCCTCGCCAGTATCAAGACAAGCGGCCCCAAGGGGGTGGGTGGTCAGATCCTGGTAGCGGTCACTGCCACTGACCCGGACTTGCAGGACCACCTGCCGGTGCACAAGAAGGTCTACGTGGTGGAGACCGTGTCTTCGGCGTGGATCGTCTCGGACGCTGTGAAGTACATCGACCGGTACTCCACCTCCGAGGCCTCGATCGTGAAGAAGTGCCCGGCGGACGCGTGGCGCTGCATCGTCATCAAGCCGGGCAAGCTGAAGGGCAACCCGGTCGGCTGGTCTTCGTGGAACTGGAAGGGCGCGACGATCACTATCGACGAAGGCAAGGCCAAGAGTCGGAAGTGGTCGGCTGCCAACCGGCGGTACTTGCTCGTTCACGAGATCGGACATGCTTACTACCTCCGGCACGTGACCAGCTGCACGGCGATGAACCGATACCGGACGTGCGGAGGGAAGGCCACGCCCTCTACGCTGACATCGGCTCAGAGGTCCGCACTCGCCAATTGGTGACCACCACCCCCAACGTGCCCCGTACGGCGCTCTGAGGCGATCTCAGGGGCTGTGACGGGGCATCGTTGCGTGTGTGACCGGGCCACACCGCGCGCCGTGGTGATCAATTTGACCTGTTTGTTCTCATGTGGTTGGGTCAAAGGGTTGAACGGGAGGGGGTAAGGACATGCCCGTATGGGCAGCAGTACTGGGGATCGTGGCAACGATGGTCGGAGTGATCGCAGGTGTGGTCCGATTCCTGATGTCTTTCGATCACGACTGGCAATCCTGCAAGTGCTTGGACTGCGGAGACCGGTTGTTCAAAGCGCGTAAGAGGCGGGGGGATCGGCTGATCGGACTAGACTTCCAAGGTAAGCCGGTCTGGGCGGATCCTTCGCCACGCAAAGACTTCGGGTGGTTGTCCACGCTCGAGCTTCAGCCGAGAATGATGGTTGAGGTCAACAAAGTGGCCTACCTTGTGAGGGGTGTGAGCACTGACCTGGTCACCGGGGGAATGACTGTGGAGCTAACCAACATCAAGACTCGGGCCAAACTGGTCGTGATCGTGAAGCGGAGCAATCTGGAACGGAAGTTCTGGGAGCCGGGGTATGGCGCATGATCAAGTGTGTATTCTCCCTGTGTAAGGCGGAGTACTCGGTCACTCCCTCGCTTCCCGACATGCTCATCCCTACGCATCCGTTGAAGGGCCCGTCCTGGGCACCGAGCATGACCTGCCCAGCATCACTGATGGTGTATCCGCTATCGGATGAGGCCAAGCAACGACTGGTGAACATCTGGGGAGAGCTAAGGCTGGCTCGGCACAAAGAGAAGAAAGCTCGGGAGAACAAGCCCAGCAACGGGGATGGTGCAGGTAAGTCACAGCCCTTGAACGGGGACCACGACAGGAATGCGCCAGGGAACCACTCGACAGAGTGGCACCTTGGCGGACGAGCGGACGAGGATATCATCCCGGACGCTACCAAGTACACCCGGCCTCCACTCGGAGTGCTGGGGCAACCGTTGGGAAGGGCAGAACAAGCAATGGCATCGATGAGTGACATCCTCGCGCAGGTGGCTTCGGCAATCAACGCCTCGGAGGTGTCCATGGCGGGAATGGACGGGGTGAAGGTCGAGATTCAGCGAGCACGGGCGGGAGTCGCAGAGCTCATGGGCGAGAGCCAGAGCGGGACGTTGCAGGACTGGATGGCCCACCTAAACACTGCCCGTGACGCGGTGGACTCCATCCAGCACTCGCTGATGATGGGCAAGGAACTCGGAGAGACCTTCGCTCGGAACATCCAGGCCTGATCCATGGCTTCCCTGAATGAGCTCGCCGCCGCAATCAACTCCGTTGGGGTGGCCGGAGCGGATGCGCGCAATCACCTGGGTACCGCCATTGAGTCCATCCAGACGGCGCTGAACTCCATGGGTGCCCTGGGCGATGGTGAGTCGGCTAACATGATGAAGGCCATGCTCGTGCGGTGTCTGGCGGATATGCAGTCCGCACAAGGCCATATCGACATGGCTCATGATGTCGGGCAGGCCTGGGTTCAACGGCTCTACATGTAGCGAGTTGTGGGGCTACGAACTGGCCCGCATGATGGCTGCATGACAACGACGACGCCCTCGGCCACACCCATCTACGACGCTGTGGTGACAGCCACCGGGATCGACCCCTCGGTCAAGGTGGCTGTCCCCCGGCCTACCCCGATCACCAAGCGCCAGCGGCACCGGTTCGCCCCGCTCACGGAGGCGGCGCTCGTGGCGGCTGGCTTCACTCCCAAGGAGAGCAAGTGACCACAGCGGACGGACTACCGTACGAGCACCCTCGCAACCGGCTGGAAGCACGTGAGAACGCCATTCACTACGCCAAGATGGGCAACGAGTGGACGGCCCTCGCCAACTTCTGGGGATCGCTGGCGCTCACCTTCTCCGGCGACGATCTGGAACTTACCTCGGCCGAGATCGACACCATCCAACGCCTGCGGGTGAACAACCTCGCGACCGTCGATCCCTCGTTCATGGACGAGGCTATCGCGGGGATCAACTACAAGAACGTCCACGAGCGGGCTGTGCGTGACGGGGAGATCGTGCACGTATCCCGTGAGCTGTACTCGGTACTGCGGGCTGTCGTGGTGCACACGGTCGCTTCGTCCGGCAGGGGCGATCTGGGCGGGCCCTTCATCGTGCACGAGTCGGACCTGCGGGACGTGATGAACCATGGCATCAAGGTGGAGCCGATGCCGGTAGGTGACGGGGATGAACTCCAATGGAACGTGAGCGTAACGCGCCCGTAGGTGTGGTACGTTGATACCGTAGTGCCATTCTGCCAGGTTGCCCCCCGTTCTTCCGGGCAGATCCGCACTACCCCTCGGGGCGGAAGATCGTACCGTGGCTAACACCGTTAAGCGGAATGCCACCTTACGACTTCCGCCCCTTTTGGCTACCTGGATAAGGGAGAGAATACCATGATCATGCAGGTTTATATCTGGCTGCGCTGGGTGCGGCTGACCACACGCCGGTATGGGGCTACGTACGTGGTGAGGGTGCGCAGAGTCCGTCACGCGGGTGTGGGCAGGGGCATCCGTAACAACCCCTGGGCACGCGCTCACGGTGGCCGGACGGAGTACTGCCTCTGGTCCACCGAGCTGGTAGCGACACTTCGGCAGGAACGGGCCCTCCGAGAACGGTGGACCCTGGCGGGATGAGGGGGTAGGACATGTCGTGGTTGAGAGATCTGTTTAAGCGGCGTCAGAAGCCCGTAGGCGGCTCGGGGACGTACGTCATGGATGTGGAGTGGCACCGGTCGGAAGAGTTGCGTCCGGATCGACTGGGCCCTTCTCAGGAAGACGTGCCAGACCCCGTGCAGGTGCGTGACCCCTGGCGTCCATCTCGTACGCTGGGCGGACTCCCTAAGATATAGAATGGTCGGCATGGCTATTCATCGCAAGGCGGGGTATATCGGGGGAAGGCCGAAAGACGAGAGCAAGCTGTCTCGTAAGCCTTCGCAGATCAGGCGGCGCTTGCGTCGCGCTAAGGCTAACCAGGATGCACGGATGCAGTACGACGTGGACCTGTACCTGGACCAGGTCTGGAAGAAGCCCATTGACGAGTGGGATGTCGAGGAGTTGTCTCGGGGACGGCCTCGCAATAAGAAAGGGCACTTCGGAGGACGGCCTCCGGCCTGGGTCACTCCTACGGTCCAGGAAGAAGCCAAGAAAAGGCTTCTCAACCAGACCTTGGGTAAACTGCACGGCTACGTGGATATCGCTATCAAGTGCGTGGCTAACCTCATCACCTCCACAGAAGTGGATGACAAGGGCAGGCCTATCGTTGATGCTCGTACTCGGTTGGCTGCCGCGCAGTTCATCATCGAGCACGTTGCAGGTAAGCCGAAGGCCATCTTCGAACTGACGACAACTGACGGGGCTAAGAAAGCCCTTGCTGCCGCGATCGTTCTCGATGATGGCAAGCCGCAGGGTCATCTGGCTATCGGCTCGGGTGGAGAGGTAGTTGAAGGTGAGTGGGAGGAAGAAGATGCCGGAGAGTAGCATTGCCGAGGACGCCGAGTGCTCCACGTGCTCGCAGACGTACAAGTGGCATCGAGAGCACAAGCCGGTGCACCCGTTCAACACCGGCCAGGCGGGAGTGGCAGCGTTCTTGACCCGGCGGGGCAAGGATGGGGACGGATCAACCGGGGAAACGGCTCAGCGGGGCTTTCAGCCGCCTTCTCGGGTGGCATTCCCCATGGACCCGGTGCTCCGGCAAGCGCTGATCGATGGCGGGATCCTGACGCCGGACGATTTGAAGCGGGCCGAGGAGAAGATCATCGCTATCACGGGGATGTTCAACCAGCAGACCATGCGAGGGAGCGACCATGGCGAGTCGGCAGAGGGCGCACGGCGGGGGCAAGTTCAAGAGTGAGCGGCAGCGCCGCTTCATGTGGGCGACAGTTCCGACGGCCGCCAAGAAGTGGGCACACGGAGCGACAACCAGCAAGTCGGATTGGCGAGGCGCACACAAGGCCTCGGCCCGGACACGGAGGAAGAGTCGATGACTGAACCGGTAGGACCGCAGTACGGGCTGAATCCTCGCTTCGACCACACGCCGGTGAGGATCCCGCCGGATAGCCGAGACATCGTGTCGGACATCCCTTACGACGACCTGTCAGCGGGTGAGTTCTCGGGAGTGGCGGGACGGATTGCTCCGCCTCCGCATGTGCCGACTTCGAGTGAACGGCTGGGGATGATCTACGCTATCGATCCCACGGACGACGGAACAGAGCCGGAGTCGGTGCTGCCTCCCGAGCTCGATGGCAACTTCAACACGCGATAGGTAAGTGACATCATGGCTCCGGTGCTAAGCAAGACAAAGCTATTCCGGGAAGTGTGGGGCTATCATCCCCACGGGGGGCAGCGCGACCTGCATCAGAACCGTACGCGGTTCAAGGTCGTGCGGTGTGGTCGGCGCTGGGGCAAGACGTTCTTCGGGGGGCATGAGTACGCTACTCGGGTGCTCACGCCTTCCCTGTTCGATCCCACGAAGCCATCGATGGGGTG